GTGAAAGCGACCAATCGCCTACTGGCTGATTTCGAAAAGCACACTCGCTTGGGGCCTACGTTCGCCGCCGAGCTGCTCGGTGTCGCCTATTCGACGTACAACCAGTACCGCAATTTCAGTCGAGCTACCCCAAAGTACCTCCAGCGCCATATCCAGGCCGTCCAGCTACTGCCGGAGTCGGCTCTCCAATCTTTGATAAAGGAGCATGTGCGCGATGGCTGGCAGGCCAGATAGCAAGGTCATGGACGAGGGGACAAAAGAGATCCTCTTTGAGGGAGCGAGCATTTCGCAGCTCGGACGGCTCTTCGGCATGGACAACCGGACGGTGACCAGCAAGCTCGCCACCAACGTACAACCAGTGGGGCGCCGCGCTGGCCACTCAATCTATGCAGTCAAGGATGCGGCGCCGTACCTCGTTGAGCAGAACCTCGACCTCAGCGACCTGGAGAAGATCGCCGCGTATGTGCAGCGGCTGGACCCTTCCCGCTTGCCGCGTCAGCTGACCAAAGATTTCTGGCAAGCGATGTTGAACAAGCAGAAGTTCGAAGAACAGGCCGGTGATCTATGGCGGACCGCGAAGGTCGTTGAAGTCTATGCGGACTTGGTGAAAGCCATCCGTACACCCCTGATCCTGGCGGGTGACACCGTCAACAACCAGACCGAGTTGAGCCCGCGGCAGCGGCAGATCCTCAACGAGGTCATCGATGACCTATTGGAGATGCTGCATGAGGCAGTCGTTAAACAGTTCGGCGAAGATGAACAGCCGCCGGAGGCGGACGACGACCTATAGACGGGTCGAGGACATCGCTCTTGGCGTCGCAGCCATGTTCAATCCGCCCGAGCGCCTGTCCGTCGCTGAAGCGGCTGCGAAGTACCGCTACCTGAATAACCCCGGCTCGTTCCGAGGTTACTGGCGCAACGATAAAGCTCCATACCTAGTTGAACCGATGAACGAGCTTGACTCTCGGTTCTTCGAAGGGGTGATTTTCGTAGGGCCTGCGCAGTCAGGGAAAACTGACGCCTTGATTTTGAACTGGGTATTGCACTCAGCGAAGTGCGACCCAATGGACATGATCCTCTATAACCCGTCGACAGCTGCGGCGCGGGACTTCTCGATGCGGCGTATCGACCGCTTGCACCGGCATAGCCCGGTAATGGAAGAGCTGCTGCTGAAGAAGCGGGACGCCGATAATACGTTCGACAAGCACTACGTCAACGGCATGATGCTGACGATGTCGTGGCCCTCCGTGGTCGAGTTTGCAGGCAAGCCCGTCCCACGCGTGGGGTTAACAGACTTCGACCGGATGGACATGGACATCGAAGGTGATGGTAATCCGTATGATCTGGCAGCGAAGCGAACGACCACGTACGGGAGTTACCGCATGGCGCTGGCGGAGTCATCGCCGTCGAAGCCTCTACTGAATCCGCGGTGGATCCGCACCAGCCCTCATGAAGCGCCTCCCGCCGATGGCATACTCGCTCTTTACAACCGTGGGGACCGGAGACGTTGGTATTGGCCGTGCCCACACTGCAACGGCTACTTCGAGGGCGCCTTCGAGCTACTTGAGTGGGACGGGAAAAATCGTCAGGGCCAGAAGCTAGACCCAATTAGCGCGTCAGAATCGGTGTTCATGCGTTGCTCCCACTGCGGGCATCCGATTCGCCCGGACTGGCGCCACGAGATGCAGCAGTGGGGTATGTGGCTGAAAGAAGGCGAAGGGATCGACGCGAAGGGTAGGCGCTTCGGGCAACCCCGGCGAACGAAGATCGCCAGTTTCTGGTTAAACGGAGTCGCCGCGGCGTTCACCAACTGGGCGGAACTGGTGCGGCTCTGCTTAACGGCGGAGGAGGAGTACGCGAGTACAGGGAGCGAGGAGGCGCTGAAGAAGTTCTACAACACCGATTTGGGTGTCCCGTACATGCCGAAGGCTGTTGATTCAGAACGTCTCCCTGAACATCTGCATGCTCGCGCCGAAGAGCTGGGCGAGAAGGTTGTCCCGCTCGGTACGCGCTTCCTAGTTGCCAACGTGGACGTGCAGAAAAACATGTTTGTGGTCCAGGTTCACGGTATTGCTCCTGGGACCCCCTTCGACATGTGCCTGGTCGACCGCTTCCAAATCCGGAAGTCGAAGCGCCTGGACGATGCTGGGGACCATCTCTGGGTGAAGCCTGCCACGTATTTGGACGACTGGGACCTGTTGATCGAGGACGTTATGGACCGGAGCTACCCTCTTGCTGATGGCTCCGGTCGCCGGATGGCGATCAAGTTGACTACCTGCGACTCAGGCGGCTACTCGAAGGACAAGGGAGAGTCTGTCACGTCAATGGCCTATGACTTCTATCGCAGGCTGAAGCGCGAAAACCGCCACGGTCGGTTCCACTTGGTCAAGGGTGACCCCAGCCCCGGAGTCCCTCGGGCTCGGATATCGTTCCCGGACGCGCCGAAGAAGGACCGCCATTCGGCTGCTCGCGGCGATGTCCCTGTGCTCCTTCTGAATTCCAATGTTCTCAAGGACGCGCTGCACGCCCGTCTGGATTGCATCACGCCAGGGCATGGGATGTACCGTTTCCCGGATTGGCTCCCGGACTGGTGGTATCAGGAGATGTGCGCGGAGGACCGAACAGCGAAAGGTTGGTTGAAGCGGCCGCATACCAAGAACGAAGCGTGGGACCTCTCGTACTACTGCATCGGAGTCTGCGTCTCTTCGTTACTCCTTGTTGAGAAAATGGACTGGCAAAAACCACCAGCGTGGGCCGATGAGTGGGACAGGAACTCTCTAGTGAGTGCGCCGGAAGAGGCCCCTCGCTTTGCTCCGCAAAAAGAGACTTACGACTTCGGCAAGTTCGCGCAAGCCATGGCTTAGTTTTGTCCATGAAATCAACTGTGAGTTGTATAATCGACAAAATGTTGTAAAGTTCGCTGCATGGAGAAATCCTCTCACCCGAGGCGCAGCAAATGTCGTGTGGAACCGAACCAACCCTGCAAGACCTGGAAGAGGCCCGTCGGGCCTACCAGGCGCTCATCCAAGGCAACAAGCCTCGCGTGATCGTTGACCAGAATGGTGAGCGGGTCGAGTTCACTGCTGCAAACGCAGCGCGCCTTTATCTGTACATACAGGAGTTGGAGCGGAAGCTCTGCCCCGCTGGCGTGCGGCGCCCGAATGGACCGATGAGGTTCGTTTTCTGATGGGCAGCATCCAGCAGTCGAGTCTACTGCTCGACGCGGCACCACCTTCCCACCGAGCAATTGGCGGAGGTTTGGAGGGGGCTGATCGAACCTCTCGCGAGACCATGCTTTGGTATCCGCCTGTGCGCTCTCCGGACCAAGCGATCAATGGCGGTAAACCGCTTGCAGACGCTCGCGGGCGCGACATTGTCCAGAACGACGGGTATGCCTCCGGTGCAGTCGCGCTCAATCAAGACAACATCGTTGGCGCCCAGTACCGGCTGAATGCCCAGCCGAACTACCGTGCCCTCGGCGTGAGCGAGGGGTGGGCTGAAGACTTCCAAGAGGTCGTCGAGGCGCGCTTCAACGTGCTCGCCGATTCACAGGATTGCTGGCTGGACGCATCTCGCCGCAACACGCTGACCGGGATGGTGCGCCTGGCCGTCGCGAGTTTCGTAATGACGGGCGAAGACCTGGCTTCTGCGGAGTGGATCAGGGAAGCGCGTAGGCCATGTCGCACCGCCGTGCAGCTTCTTTCTCCGGATCGCCTGTGTAACCCCGACGGCCGCTCGGACGACAAGTATCTGCGCCGGGGCGTGGCGATCAGTGAGCGGGGTCAACACAGGGGGTACTGGATCCGGAACGGATATCCCAACGACCCCTGGAATGACTCGTACACCTGGAGCTACATCCCTGCGGAGAAACCCTGGGGGCGCAAGCAGATGTTGCACATCGTCGAGCAGCGGCTGCCGGACCAAACCAGGGGCGTGGCCGACATGGTCGCTGTGCTTAAGCAGATGCGGATGACGAAGCGCTTCCAGGACGTGACGCTTCAACAGGCCGTCGTCGCAGCTACGTATGCAGCAGCCGTTGAGTCGGAGCTGCCGCCGAACATGGTCTTCGAACAACTCGGCGGCGGTTCTCTCGATTTCGGGCCTATGGCGGGATACCTGAACTCGTACATGGGAGCGCTCAGCTCCTACCTGGATGAGTCGAAAAGCATCCAGGTGGATGGGGTCAAGATGCCGCATCTGTTCCCCGGCACCAAGCTGAAGATTCAGAGCTTGGCGCAACCGGGGGGTATCGGCGACGGGTTCGAGCAGTCGCTGCTTCGCCATATCGCCGCCTGCTTGGGGCTTTCCTACGAGCAGTTCACTCGTGACTACACGAAGACGAACTACAGCTCGGCCAGGGCAAGCATGACCGAGACCTGGAAGTTCATGCAGTCCAGGAAGAAGGCGGTCGCTGACCGATTCGCCACCTTCGTTTACCTGCTCTGGCTCGAAGAGGAAATCAACGCCGGGAACATCCCGCTGCCACGCGGGAAAAAGGCGTCCTGGTTCTACGAGCCCCTGGTGAAAGACGCCTTGGGCGCCTGCAGCTGGATCGGCGCCAGCCGCGGGCAGATCGACGAGCTGAAAGAGACACAAGCGGCACTTCTCCGCATCAAGTCGGGGCTTTCTACATACGAGATCGAGGCCGCCAAGCTCGGCATGGACTGGCGTGATCTGTTCGCGCAGCGCGCTCGCGAGGAACGCCTGGCCGCTAAGTACAAGCTGGTGTTCTCGATGAACGCGCAGCAGAGCGACACGAACGAGGCTCAGCGCACCTTGGCTGATGACCCGGATAACACGAAATCGAACGACGAAGAGGACGAGGCAGCATGAGCGAACTGATCGCCCGCCAAGTGCTCGGGCGCCTGAATATGACCGAGGCGCTGGTTAGCGTCCATGGCATCCCGGAAGTGGCGGCGGATCTCCGTGCGCTCTCTCTGGCAGACGCTCGACAGGAGAACGCCAAAGCGGAGGAGAGCAAGGCCAGTCTCCTTGCAGCCTATGGCTTTGAGGAGACCGGAGCCCAAAAGCCATTCGCATTTGCAGCTGGTATCGCTGTGATACCTGTCCACGGCAGCCTCATAAACCGTTTTGGTGCGAGCTGGGGGTATGTCACTGGGTACAACTTCATTCGCTCGCAACTGAACGCAGCGTTAGCCGATGACGATGTAAAGGCTGTTGTTTTCGACTGCAACAGCTACGGCGGCGAGGCTGCAGGGTGCTTCGAGCTTGCGGATGAAATCTACGCAGCACGGGGGCGGAAACCCCTGACAGCCGTGGTCGACTCCAACTGCTATTCGGCCTGTTACGCCATCGCGAGTGCATGCGACCGGGTTCACGTAACTCCGACAGGCGGCGCCGCGAGCATCGGCGTGGTTGCGATGCATATCAGCTTCGAACGCGCCCTGGAAAACATCGGCTTGAAAGTCGAGCTGATCTACGCCGGGGCACACAAAGTCGACGGCAATCCGTTCAGCGATTTGCCCGACAACGTGAGGGCGAACATCCAACGCGGGGTCGACAAGTCCCGCGACGACTTCGTGGCGGCGGTTGCCCGTAATCGCGGCCTCGATAAGCAGGTAGTCCGGGATACCGAGGCGGCGTGCTATCGCGCCGACGAAGCCCTGGCTATCGGCCTCATCGACGCAGTATCGACCCCTACACAGGCGGTAGCTGCGTTGCTGTCCGAGCTTTCTGGCTCAACCGACAACCAGGAGAACACCATGTCTGTACAAACCACCAAGCCGGAGGCCGAAAGCGCGGATCAGCCTGCAGTCACTCCGGTCGACGCTGCGGCCGAGCGCAAGGCTGAGCAGGAACGCTGCAAAGGGATCCTCAATTGCGAAGAGGCCAAGCGCAACCCCTCTCTCGCCAACCACCTGGCCTTCGATACCGACATGTCGGTCGAAGCTGCGCGCAAGGCGCTCAGCGCGTCTGCGCCGGCCACCGACGATTCCTCGTCCGCGGCGAACCCGTTCCAGCAGGCCATGGACAACGACAAGCACCCCAACCTCGGCGCCGGCGGTGAGGGAGACGCACCTCAGCTCTCCAAGGCTGACCGGATCCTCCAGGCCCATGGCGCCGCTTCTGGCCGCACCTACGGCGACAACAAGTAACAGGAGAAGACCATGACAGAGTTTCTCGCAGGCAGCGGTCGGATGAACTTCCCGCAGACCCCTCAGCTTTTCGCTGGGAGCTTGGAGGTAACCACCAACCGGCGCCCCGTGAAAGATGGCCTCAAGTTCGCGCAGTACGAGGTGATCGCTATCGTCGGCGACGAGATCGTCAAGTTCGACCCGGCTGGCACCGACGGCAGCGAAAAGGCCGCAGGCATTTTGCTGGACTCGGTGGATACCAGCGCGACCGGCACCACGGGCCAGGACTCCGCGTTTTATACCGGGGGTGACTTCAACCATGCAGTCCTGATCTGGCCGGCGACCGTGACCACGCTGGCGCAGCGTCGAGCGGTATTCGCCACCACCGCCACCATCGCTATTTCTTCCGTGCTCTGAGGAGGAGCCGCCATTATGGAATTTGAACTGTATGACCTGGCGACCCTGCTGCAGGTACGCCGCCGCGTCGATGACGCGCCGGTCTTCTGGCTGAACTTCTTCGGTCGGCAGATCAACTTCGAAACGCCGTACATCGACTTCGAGAACGTAAACCGGCGCTATCGCAAGCTGGCACCGTTCGTTGCACCGACCGCACAAGGGCGGGTGATCTCCAGCCAGGGGTCGCGTTTGACCCGGTACGCCCCGGCGTATGTCAAGCCGAAGTCGGTGATCGACCCGAACAAAGTGATCGCCCGTCAACCCGGCGAAGTCCCGTACCAGCCCCTCAGCAACGAGCAGCGCCGAGACGCTGTTATCGCCGAAGAGACTCGCGACCACAAGGCTCGGCTGACCAACCGCAATGAGTGGCTGGCCGCTAATGCCGTTATCTACGGATCGGTGACCATCGCCGGCGAGGACTACCCGACCAAGTTCGTCGATTTCGGCCGCGACCCTTCTCTCACCATCACGCTGACTGGCGCCGCGAAGTGGGACCAGACCACCGCAAAACCCTTAGTCGACCTGAAGGCGGCACGCCGCAAGTCTGCGGACCTCTCGGGGATCCGCATTCGCCGCTTGATCTTCGGCGAAAACGCCTGGGACCTGTTCAGCCAGCGCATGGGCTTCGACGACCCCAAGGCCGGCAATCTTCTCGACACCACGTTCCGCGGCAGTGAAACCAGCGTCTCGCGCCTGCTGGACGGCTTCGAGGGCGCCGAGTTCGCTGGCACCCTGACCGGCGTGAACGGTCAGGGGCGGTTCGAGTGCTGGGTCTACAGCGGCAGCTACGACGACGACAACGGCGTTCAGGTCCCGTATCTCGACACCAATGATGTCGTGGGTGTCGGCGACTTCGACGGGGTTCGCTGCTTCGGCGCGATCCATGACGCCCGTGTCGGGTATCGCTCGGTCGAAGTGTTCATGAAGAACTGGGAAAACCAGGACCCGAGCGTCGAGTACCTGCTGAGCCAGTCCGCGCCGCTGATGGTCCCTGGTGAACCCAACGCGACCTTCCGCATCCGCGTCGCTTAACCCAACCAGGCGGGGCGGTGGTCGCCCCGCTTCACAGGAGAAAAACATGCCGAAGCGCATCCCCCTCAGCACCATCGTCGTGTATCGCGACGGTAAACGCGTCGTGCCGGAAATCGGCAAGCCGTTCGACTTCACCCCGGAAGAAGTGGCGGATATCAACGCCCTGGAGAAGAAGCTGAAGGACCAGGGTAACCCGCAGTTGCTCTTCCGCAAGGTGATCAACGAAGACCCGGAAACCCTGGCCGCCGCGAACACTGCAGAGCAGAACCGCAGTGGTAGCGCACCCGCTGAGGGCGCCGACTACGACAGCATGACCGTGCCTCAGCTGAAGGAACTGGCCGAGGCACGCGAGATCGACCTGGGCGACGCGACCAAGAAAGGCGACATCATCGCCAAGCTCAAGGGTGCCACCGCTGGCGAAGGGGACGAGGACCTGTAATGGCCTTCTCTTTCGCAGAAGCGAAAGCGCAGCTGCGTCGAGCGGTGCATAGCACCCTCGGCGTCGCCGCGTTCTATCAGGATGACTCGATGAGTACACCTCAACCGATCCGTGTGCGGTGGCACTCGAAGATTGCCCGGTTCGGCGATCTCGAAAGCTCCGGCTGGGCAGAACGGATCGAGGGTATTGACCGAGTGATCTTTGCCGCTGTTGACGCTCGTCAACTCAACGTGCGGTATGCGGGGCGAGTGACCATTCCGGAATATGGGATCGAACTCATCCTCGACGCAATGGAACCCGCAGATGGGCCAGAGGAGGAAATCTGGTTGGTGGCTCGCCCATGATTATCAACATGGAGGGGTCGTTCGATATACCCGCCGATTACTTCGAGCGCATGCCCGAGGACGTTACGCAGGCTGCGAGGATGGCGATCAACGATGTCGCCAAGGGGCCTGCGCTACGGCGCGCCCGCGAGGAAGTGGGCGACCAGGTGAACTTCCCTGCCGGCTATCTTACCGGGGACCGCCTGGGTGTGAGCAAGCTCGCAAGGAACCACGATCTCGAAGCGGTGATCACCGGCCGTGATCGCCCCACGTCGCTCGCACGTTTCGTGCGTAACCCGAGGCCTGGGCAGCGCGGGGTCATGGTTGAGGTCCACAAAGGCAGCGCGCAGTACATGAAGAAGGCGTTCCTGCTCAGGCTCCGCTCGGGTCGAGTTATGGACGGCCAGACATTCAACATCGGCCTGGCGATACGGCTCGCGCCCGGCGAGAAGATCCACAATCGACGGGAGGCGGCCAATGTGAACTACTCATCCTTGGGTAACGGAGTGGTGCTGCTCTACGGCCCATCCGTTGATCAGGTTTTCCGGTCGGTCAGCGATGACATCGCACCGGAGGTGGGCGACATGGCCGTCGCCGAATTCTGGCGGCAGTTTGCGAGGCTGACCAATGGCTGACTTTCCTCTGCGGCTGCTCGTATTGAAGCGGCTGACCGAACACCTGGAAGGCGTCTACGGCCATGACGAGAACGGGAACCCGTACGACCTCCGTGGGCGCGTATTCCGTGGTCGCACGGTTTTCGGTGCCGACACCCCGCTGCCGGCGCTGTCGATACTTGAAGCCCCCAGACCCGACACGCCGATCTACGGCGGTGAAGAAGAGGCCCTGCACGAACGTAACTGGGCTCTCTACCTGCAGGGTTGGGTGGACGAGGACAAGACGAACCCGACTGACCCGGCACACTGGCTGATGGCAGCTGTCGACGAGCGCCTGGGGTTGATTGTCCGTGAAACCAAGGGCGGAGGGCGGCCGAAGCCAGTCGACCCGGTCGCTCACCATCTCGGCGGCTTGATTTCCGGCTTTCGCTACGGCCCTGGGGTCGTGCGTCCCGCCGACAATCAGGTGTCGAGCAAGGCGTACTTCTACATGCCTGTGCAAGTAGGTCTTGCCACTTATGTCGGCGAACCGTATCGTTCCGCCTAAATACAACATTTTGTTGATAAAACAACTGGAGAGACATCATGCCGATTCAAGGCGAAAACGGGCGCAACTACGCGCTCACCCGCGGCGAGGTCTGGTTCGATAAGTTCGCACCGGGAACAACTGTCGGGACCGGGGAACGCTATTTCGGCAATACCCCGGAGATCACGTCCTCGACCGACAGCGAGAACCTGGACCACTTCGACAGTGACCACGGCGTCAACGAGAAGGACGACAGCGTCACCCTTTCCCAGAACGATACTGGGCAGATGACCACCGATAACATCGTTGTCGAGAACCTTGCGCTGTATTTCCGTGGCATCACCGAGAACCTCACCCAAACGGCGCAAACTGCTCTGACCCAGACCTTCAAGGTCAAGCGCGGTCGTCGCTACCAACTCGGCGTGAGTGAGGCCACTCCGCAAGGGTTGCGGCACCTCGACAACGTAACGCTCAAGAAGGGCGCCACCGATGTCGCGGCGGCGGGTAATTACGAGGTCGATCTCGACATGGGGGCCATCTACATCGAAGTCGACGCCACGGGCCTGGCAGACGACGACGAGGTGACCGCCACTTACGACGTCAAGGCTTACACCCAGACCGTCGTTCTGTCCGGCACGGACGAGATCGAAGGGGCGCTGCGTTACATCGGTTTCAACCCGAAAGGCGAGCAGATGGACTATTACTGGCCGAGGGTGAAACTCTCTCCCAACGGGGATTTCGCGCTGAAGTCGGGCGACGACTGGCAGACCATCCCGTACAACATCGAGTTCCTGAAAAAGGGCAACCTGCGGAAGTTGTACATCACCAACCGCGGCACGCCTGCTTGAGGATGACCCATGGCACTTTCGGACTACACACCGGAGCGCCGTGAGGTCTGTGTCAATGGGAAGCCCCTTTTCTGCGTGGAGGGGCTTTCTCTTGAGACTCTCGCGCTTCTCATCAGAACTCACATGCCTGACTTCGAGGCGGTTTTCGCCATCCTGATCAACAGCGAGCAGGCCGGCGGGGATTTCAATGGGCAGTTGCAACGCGCAGCGCTAGGGATCGCGCAACAGGCTCCTGGGCTCGCCGCGAACATCATTGCGGCCTGCAGTGGCGAGGAGCTGAGCGCAGACCTGGTGAGAAGTGCCAGCCGCCTGCCGTTCACCGCGCAAGTCGAGGCGTTGACCCAGATCGGCGAACTGACCTTCCGAGAGGCCGGCGGAATAAAAAAGGCGATGGAGTCCCTGATCACTCTGCTCGCGAGAATGCGGGCAGGCTTGCCGGACGAGACTCGGACTCCAGCTTCCTCCGCTATTACCAGGGAATCAGGCGCGACGTAAGCCTACTCCTTTCAGAGGGGCACGCTGATGCTCGGCGATACCCCCTCGCGGTTCTGTGGTCGGAAGCGCGGATCGTTCGGCAACGGCACAACGCCAGGGCAGTACAAGATGCGGCGGTCATGGAAGCGGTAATTGGCGCGGTTATCAGCCGAAGAAAAGGGCAGACCACCCTGAACACCCTCCTGAAACGGATCCTGAACAGTGACTGATCAAACGCGCAACGTCGAGCTTGTCATCAGGGCGAAGAACCTCAGCAAGAAGACCCTGGACGATGTTCGAAAAGAGATCGAGGCCGTCAACGCGGCTATCGATGCGCAGGTTGACGCGTCCAAGCGGGGCCAGGGATCACTGAAGGACCTGGACGCAGTCTACCGACGCCTGGAAGACGCGATGAAGTCGCTCGTCCAGCAGCAGGCGCTGATCAAGCAGTTCGAGGCGCAAAGCGCTCGACTCAAGGAGTTGCAGGACCGCCTCGGCGCAGCGAGCACTCGGCTGCGGGACCACCAGGCTGCGATGGAAGCCGCCGAGAAAGTGACTGCGCGCCAGACCAGCACTCAGGTCCGGTTGACGAAAGCCGTCGAACGCGCCGAACAGGCAGTCGCGAACCAGTCCAAGCGCCTCGCTGACCTTCGTGCGCAAGGCGAGGCCGCAGGTCTCGCGATGGGGGATCTGGAGCGAGCGCAGGATCAATTACTGGCTACCGGGCGCGAGCTGGTGAATGTCAACGCCCGGCAGGCTCAAACGTCGGACCTTGTTGCCGCCAATATGGCCAACGCAGAGCGCGCAGCACGGGATCTGGCAGCTGCGCAGGCATTCGAGGCGAAGGCGGCGGTTGCAGCGCGTCAAGTAGCGGAGAGCGAGTACAGCCAATTCTGGCTTCGGGAGCTTGCAAAGCGCGAGGCGGAAGAGCGACGCTTCCAGCAGGTGAGCGTACAAATGGCAGAGCGTGCCGCTCGTGAAAAGGCAGAGGCGGACGCGTTCCAGAGCAAAGCGACACAGGCGGCACAGGCAAACCGTAGGCAGCAGGCTGAACGTGAATATGCGGCACTATTCGACGCCGCTGAGCAGCGACGCACGCAGGCTGCGGCTGTTGCACAGCTCAACGAGATGGCCGACAAGGCCACCGCAGCTGCACGAGGCTATACAACCCTCGGTGCAGCCGGCGAACGGTTGGTGCAGAACAATCGGGCGCTCAAGAACTCGTTGCAGCAGATCCTGGACCCGGCGGGTGCTGCTCGCTCGACTCTCGGCGGTGTGGAGGAGGAGGTCAATGCTCTCGCGTCGGCCATCGGCCGGATTGAGGGACCTGTGCAGGATGCTCGCGGCCAGCTGCGGCAGCTGGCCGAGGCACAACGTGCACTGACCACGCAGGCGTCCGGGATCGAAGCGTACCAGCGGCAACTGCAGTCGCTTCGCGACGCACGCGCCGCCTTCTCAGCTGCTCGCGGGCAAGTACTGCAGTACGCTTCCGCCATGCGGCAGGCGGAGGCGCCCACGGCGGAGATGGAGAGCGAGTTGCGCCGGCTCCAGTCGAACCTCGCGAGCGCCTCTGGGCAGATGCAGCAACAGGTCGCTCGCACGCGGCAGATGCGCTCTGAGTTACAACAAGCTGGTGTAGATACAAAGAATCTTGCCGGTGCGCAGGAACGCCTAACTCAGGCAGCTAAGACCAGCGTGCAAGCCGTGGGGCAACTATCGGCAGCGGTTAAGAAGTACGGCAACGCTGCAGAGGACGCAGCGCAGGACACCAACTTCTTCGAGTCGAACGGCAGGACAACGCTGAGCTTCTTCCAGCGTATGCGCGGTGAACTGCTCGCCTTGGTTGCCGCGTACGGCGGTCTCCAGGGCGCCATCAACTTGGCCGATCAGTCGGTCGATGCCTTCAACACGAAGCAAGGTGTGCAGAACCAGTTGGCGCTCTCGGTCGGCAACGATGCGAAAGCTATCGGAGCTGAATACGAGTACATCCGGCAGCAAGCTGATCGGATCGGGATCGCGTTCGAAGGGGCCGCGAAGGGGTACGCGAAGTTCGCTGCCGCAGCCACCCTCGCCGGACGTAGCCGCCAAGAAGTGCGCTACGTGGCCGAGACGTTCATGGAAGTCGGTCGGGTTGCCAACTTGACTGCGGATGACATGAACGGGGTCTTCAAGGCTCTTGAGCAGATTTACTCGAAAGGGAAGATCCAGGCAGAAGAGCTGCGCGGGCAGTTGGGTGATCGTTTGTTTGGCGCGTTTGAACTGGCTGCCGCGGCGCTCAAAGACCAGTTTCCGCAGCTCGACAAGGCGATGAAGGACGGCTTGATCACGAGCGAGCAACTGGTCCTTATCGCCGAGAAGTACAAAGAGACCGTGGCAGGGCAACTGCCCACTGCAATGCAGTCCTTGGCTGCGAACCAAGCCAGGCTGAACAGCGCCGTCTTCGACTTCAAAGTGCTGATCGCGGAGTCGGGGTTCGCCGACGAGTACGGGAAGCTCATTACCAAGCTGTCCGCGTTCTTCCGCAGCGACGACGGCAAGAAATTCGCTCAGGACCTCAGCTCGCTGTTCGGAACTGTGGTTCAGGTGCTGAGTGTGCTGCTCGACCACCTTGACGAAGTCAAGCTGGCGGTGGAGCTGGCGTTCGGGGCGAAGGCGGCGCAACTTGTTGCCGGCTTGGCCACCAGTATCACCTCGCGCCTGTTGCCGGCGCTCGTTGCGTTGCAGACCGAGCTGACCGCGACGGGGTTAAAAGGTAAGGGTGCCGCTGGGGTGATCCAGGGCGCGTTCGGCGTGCTGATGGCCGCCATGGTCGGCTGGCAGATCGGCACCTATCTGAGCAACGAGTTCGCGGTGGTGCGGAAGGCCGGCGTGGTTATGGTTACCGCGTTGGACGAGTATTTCACCAAGCTGCAATACAAGTTCAAGCTCCTCTGGGCAGGTTTCTCCGGCTCCGCTGCCGACGCGCTGAAGCAGTCGTTCAACGACGTTGTCGAGTTCTTCCAGAAGACCCTCCGAATGTTCGAGTCCGGCTACAAGCTCGCCGGGTTGGATGATGCGGCCAAGAGTGCGGCGTCCGTCGCCGAGAAGCTCGGGAAGATCAAGCTCAACGTTGGCGGGAAGCCCGCGGAGCTGAAGAAGCAACTGGAGGAGCAGCTGGCTGTCATCCGGCAGGTCCGCGCCGAGATGCTTGCCGACATCGACAAGCCGGCGAAAGGCTCCAAGGTTCCTGGAGCTGCGAGCGCGACGCCGCGACCCGACATCACGACGAGTAAAGTGGTCGGCGGTGGCGGCAAGGACAAGGAATTCGAGAAGCTCGTCAAGAAGCGGATCGCCTTAGCTGAAGAACTCACCCGTGCCCTGGAGAGCGCGGAGGCGAAGATCCAGCGCAACGAGAAGCTCTCGCTTGAACAGCGTTTGGCCGCTATCGACACCGAATACCAGAAAGTCTTCCGAAAGATCGAACAGCTTTCGAAGCTTCCTGGCGGCGCGCAGATTGCGTCCGAGATGCGTAACACGCTCAGCGGCTATGTTGAGGTGCTGAAGAAGCAGGAGACGTTGAAGTTCAACCAAGAGGAGATGGCCCGCCGTGAGCAGCGGATCAACTCCCTCCTGGCGCTCCGGCAGCAGATGCTGACGACCATTGCTGCACAGCAGAAAGCCGGTCAGATCCCCCAAAACAAACTGAAGGACGCCATCGCTGGCGTGGACGCTCAGGTCAACCCGCAGATCGAGCAGGCCGTATCTGCTGCTCAGCAGTTCGCGCTCGCCAACAAAGAGGTTTTCTCTGACCAGACGGCGATGGATACCTACCTCTCCAAGCTCAAGGCGATCAGCGCCGGCTTGGTTACGGTCAGCACCGACCTTTACTCCGTTGATCAAGTGAACCAGGACATCGCCAGCGGGCTGACGCAGGGCTTCGATAGCTTCGCGGAGGCTATCGCGAACGGCGACGATGCCGTCAAGGCGCTGAAGAACGCATTCCTGCAGTTCGCAGCAGACTTCCTCAAAAAAATCGCCCTGATGATCGTGCAGCAGATGATCCTCAACGCGCTGCAAGCCAGCCCGATAGGGGGTGTTGTTTCTGGCTTCGTGAACGGCGCGGTCAAGCATTCAGGCGGGCTCGTAGGGGGCACCGAGGGGCGGACCAGGAGTGCCCCGGCATCTTGGTTCGCCTCTGCCCCGCGCTATCACACAGGGGGCGTGGCGGGCCTGGCTCCGGATGAGTACCCGACGATCCTCAAGAAGAACGAGGAAGTTCTCACCGACGACGACCCTCGCAACGTACTGAACGGTGGACTGTCTGGCGGGAAAGGGGGTGCTGTATCGGCGCCGCAAGACGTGACGGTCATCAACACCGTCGATGCGGAGTCGTTCGTCCGGCAGGCCTTGGCTACCGATTCGGGCAAGAAATTGATCATGAATGTGCTCTCGGCCAATCGGTCGGAGCTGAAGACGCTCGTAGGGAGATAACAATGGCCGTCGAGACCGGCACCGCAAACGGGAACATCGACTTGATGAACAAGCTGATGACCTTCCTATCCACCCACCCGGACCTGGTCAGCAGCGGCCAGCAGTGGGAGGTACTGCGCAACGAAGACTATCCGATCAGCTTCCCTTTCCCCGGCCGAATAGCTTTCGCTAACTACGGCAGCTCGCGCGCGACAATGCCTGACGCCTTCCCTACAGCGCTTCCGGTGCAGAACTGTAAGGCTCGCTTCCAGGGCAAGCTCAACGCTCCGAGTGCTGGAACTTATGCCTTTTCGATCATCGTGAACAAGCAGTGTCGAGTGCTGATCGATGGAGCGCTCGCCGGAGGCGTGTTCTCGCCGAATTGGTCAACCAGTAACACCCCCTTCGCTCAGACATTCACTATCAATCTGACTGCGGGTCTGCACGACATAGTCGTCGACGCAGTGTTCAGCGAAACCAGCTACTCGGGACTCAGCCTCGGGTGGAAGACTCCGGGCGACAGCGCCTTCTCGATCATTCCGGCATCAGCGTTCAGCAGCATGACGGCACGGTACGGCTGGACCCAGTACTGGAACCCTTCTGCAGCAGACATGGCCGCGACCTCTGCGGATCGGGAGTATGTTCTGAAAGGCCCAGGCTTGGCTGGCCAGGATGAAATCTTCTTAGCGATCCGTACTGCCAGTTCCGCGCAGGCTGACGTCTACAATGCGATGATCACCTACACCGTAGGGTTTGAGCCGAGTGTCCTCTACAGCGCGCAGCCGGGGGTCGGCAACAGCAGCTTCATGCTGTTATGGAACCAAGCCATCAAGTACTGGTTCGTCGCCAATGGCCGCCGCTTTATCGTGATCGCAAAGGTCTCGACGACCTACGCCAGCATGTACGGCGGGTTCATTCTCCCGTACGGCCTGCCGACCGAGATTCCGTACCCGATAGCCAGTGGGGCGAATGCTGGGGCTGACCGCCGATGGTCGGACCAGACCGAGGAGAACTCGTCGTTCTGGAACCCCGCCAGCTACAACCCCAACGATGGCGTGACCTCACTGACGATGCGGCGGCCGAACGGGACCGTCGAATCGTTCGCCAATATCTACTACTCGCCGACACCGGACGCTCGAACGTATCCGTATTACAACCGCATCGCGTTCAGGCCGTCCCCGGACAATCAGTACGCGCTGCAGCCGATAGTTCTCTACTCCGTCGCCGCGGGCAAGAACGCGTGGGGAGAGCTGCAGGGGGTGTTTCACATCTCGGGCTACAACAACGCGTCCGAAAACACAGTGCCAATCGGCGGCAAGACCTACCTGGTCGTCCAGAGCGCGTTTCGGACCACGGCTAGCGACTACGCAGCCATCCTGCTGGAGTAAACAAATGGCGTATCAGACGGGCGTAGCCAGCGGGCTCGCCGACCTCATTTCCGCGTTGCAGACCTTTTGCGCAGCCAACGGATTCACCGTTGGCCCTTCGTGGGCCTTCTCGTCCGGCAGCGGTACGACGCTCACCAACTGGCAAGTGCGTTCGCTTGTGAAGAGTGGCGTCTACTTCACGATGCATTACGGCGTCGGCGGAGGCTCAGCCTACAGTCGAGACGTCCTTCTCATGAACACGAGCACAGCGGTTTCGTCCAGCGGCGACCCGACCACGCAAGTGGGGGCGTGCCCAGCGAACTGCAGAACGGACATGCTCGGCGGCCCCTATGTGGGCTACCACTTCTTCAGCGATGGTTACGGCGTCAATGTGGTGGTGGAGGTTGTCACAAACGTCTTCGTGCACTTCAACTTCGGGGAGCTGCAAAAGAACGGGGCGTGGACTGGAAGCCAGTACGTAATGGGAACAGCTCTGTACACACGCAGCGGTTCCGGGCCGTACGACCTGTTCAACAGCTACAACTTTATCCCGTTCTTCAACGGAAACATCGGCGATGCTTTTAGCGATTACGGCTCTCTCGGTGGACACATCAGGACACCTATTGGTGATCCGACCGCCTACTGTCGGCGCGCTTTCACTAGCACTACGTCATTCTGGACGCCGTTGGCTGACAACCACGGGCGGCAGCTAGTCGACTGCTCCCCGAACTCGCAGAACGGCCGGTCGGTGATTGTCCCTGCGAACGCTCTGGTAGCGTCATCTGGGCAATCAGGACCCTTCTATCAACTCGGCTACGTCGCAAATGCTGGCGCGATCAACATCACCAACTTGAACCCGAAGGAGGTCGTCAACACCGACTGGATGGTGTTCCCGATACAGCAGAAAAACGGCCCGAGCACCAACTACATCAACTCCCAGAACTACGGACTGGCGTACCGGAAATGAGCACACTATGGCCGTCACTGCTCTATGAAGCTCAAGGGCCACACGCGCCCAAGGCTTATGACCAGGCGCTGCCGGCGTACCTGGACGTCGAGGAGATCAGCTCGCAGCTGCAACCAGGGCCACTTGCCGGAAGTGGCGCTGTCCCCGAGATCCCTCGGCAGATCGCCGGCAGTAGATGGCGCGGTGTCAACGACACCTTCTACAACCGCCTTCTGGTCGAGCCATCGCTGCTTGAACTCGGTAATCTGCTGAGCAACCAGACTCGTACGATCAGCGTCTGGAACGGCTTCCTGGAAAACAAGACGATCTCCGCATTCCAGCGCGTGAATGACGCTGGCATAAGCGTCACCGAGCCAGTGGCGGTGCCGTACGTCCTGCGCCCCCTGGAGCAGCTCACCTACATCCTGAATGTCTCGACTGATGGTCCGGCTGTGATCGACGCACAGTACGTGTGGACTGTCGACGGTACGGATTACTCCGCCGAGGTCACGGGGCGTCGTGTTGTGGTTTTCCCTTTCGGTCCTAACTGGAGCACCCCGGTAACGGAGCCGCTGGAGTGGCTCACCAATGTCCTGCGGTCCTACGCAGGCAACGAGCAGCGCCGCTCTCTGCGCGTCGAAGCCCGACGGGAACTGAATTACAGCCTGCGGCTCACCCGGCAACAGTCTGCGCGCCTGGAGAATCTGCTGTGGGGCTGGCAGAACCGCATATATGCAATGCCGATATGGACAGACAAACCTCGCCTCACCGCGCGCGCCCAACGGGGAGACCTGGAGCTGCTGCTACCGACCGACACGTACTCGTTCTCGGCTGGTGCCCTCGCAGTGCTGTATCAGAACGCGGAGACGATGGAGGTCGTAGAGATCGATACGGTGGCGGCAGGTAGGCTCGCGCTTCGACGCCCCCTGGAAAGCGATTGGGGGGTCGACGCGGCGGTGATGCCGATGGTCTTGGGGCATCTCCCTACGTCCGTCCCGCTGATGCGCTACACGAACAACACGTTGACCGGATCCATCTCGTTCGCGTGTGACCCGAACACTACGGACCCATACACGCCGGCTGGAACCCCTCCTGTGCAGTACGAAGGCCTGGAGGTAATCACTCGGCAACCGAACTGGGTGAGCCCCCTGGATAACTCGTTCGCGTATGAATTTCAGACTCTTGACCAGCAGGCGGGCGCTGTGTTGTGGAACCCCACCGAGGAGTTCCCCCGAATCATCAGACGGTACACATGGCTTTTGAACGGAAGGCAGCAGATCAAGGCATTCCGGCAAGCGTTGGGGCGCTGGCGCGGGCAAGCCAGGGCGCTCTATGTCCCGAGCTGGCACGAGGACTTCAAAGTCACCAGGGTCATTGGCGCATCCGACGTCGGTATCGCCGTCGAGGAGAACGAGTTCCGCAGCATGGTCGGCGTCGACCCGGCGCGGAACCGGTTGATGCTGCGCCTGGAGAACGGTCAGATGTTCTTCCGAAAGATCGTGGGTGTGTCCACTGATGGGACGTACACGCTGCTGACGATCGACGCTCCGTTCAACCAGCAGATCGAGGTCAACCAAGTTCGTGCTCTGCACCTGCTGATGCGCTGCAGACTCGCTACCGACCGCGTCGAGCTGGTTTGGCGTACCAGCCAGGTAGCGACCGTAGATACCACATTCACAACGATCCTGGAGTGAACCATGTCCATCGGAGACAACGAACTTAGCGTGCAGGACGCTCGACCCATTGAGCTTTTCGAAGTCAGCTACACCGGCAACTACTGGTACTACAACACCTCTAGCAAGGACATCGTGCTCGATGGGAGGCGCTACATTGCCGCGCCGTGTTCACACGAAGACATCATCCCTACAGTCGATGCCGAGAAGACTGGTAATACGGCGGTCTTTCCCGCGGATGCTGGGTTCGGTGAGGTCTTCCGAGTGCAACCACCCAGTGAAGTGGTTTCGATGTCGATCCGCATGCAGAACTACCTGGTCCCGAGCGAGCTGGTTACGATCTGGAAAGGGCGCATCATCAACGTCACCTGGAACGGGGAAGGGATGCTCGAAGCGGTCGTGGAGAACGTGTTCTCCTCCCTCCAGCGACCGGGGCTGCGCCGCCGTTTCTCCATAACATGCCCCTACGCCTTGTACAGCGCGAGTTGCGGAGTGAACCGCGACGACTTCCGCGATGACACCCCAGTGCTCGCGATGGCTGGCTTGGGGCTAGTGCTGCAGGCCGCCATCGGTAAGCCTGACGACTACTACGCAGGCGGGTACGTCACCTGGGAGAACAATATTCATGGGAACCAGGAGAAGCGCATGGTACGCCAGTCCGTCGGCGCCACCGGCACGCTGATCCTCGCGTCTCCACCAATCGCATTGAGCGGCGGCCAAGTGGTGTCGGCGTACGCTGGCTGCGACCACCTGATCGCAACGTGTGACTCGAAGTTCGACAACTCCGACAACTGCGGCGCGACACCCTACATCCCGAAAAAGAATCCGTTTGGCGGCTCGACTATTTATTGAGAGAATCAACTAATAGTTGTGGATAAAACAAAATGACCGGACTTGAATACCTATTCGTAGCCCTGGTCATGGCAGTCGTGAGCTACGCGATCACGCTGTCGATGGCCCCAAAACCAGAGAAGCCCGTTGCGGGTCAACTCGACGTGCCTACAGCGGAGGAGGGCGGCTGCATCCCCGTTTGCTTTGGCAAGAACATCATCAAGCAGTCGAACGTCATCTGGTACGGGGCCCCATCAGTCGAACCGATCAAGACGAAAGGTGGCAAGAAATGACAGAGCCTCGCCTGACTCTCGCAGACTGCCATGCGATGGAGCCTCGGTACTGCAATCAAGGTATCCGGGCAGTGCTTGGGCGCCTGGGACTGAGCTGGCCAGAATTTCGGGACCGTGGTTTGCCCTTCAGCGCGTTCGAAGGGGTGGACGACGCAATGGTTCAAGCCGTCCTCGACAAAGCGCGTGAGCGCCTTGGGGCCCGATAATGGGAGGTCGCAGCAAGTCAGTCACTACGGGCTACCGCTATCGGATGGGCGTGCAACTCGCGCTCACCCATGGGCCTATCGATGCAGTCCACCGCTTTATCTACGGGGAGCGCGAGGCTTGGTCAGGTAATGTCACCGACAATGCGCAGATATTCGTCAATGCCCCGGAACTGCTCGGAGGTGACAAGCGCGAGGGCGGTGTATCTGGCTACGTCGACCTCATGTTCGGGGGGGAACAGCAGGGGAAGAACCCCTATCTCCAGCAGTGGATCAACGGTCCACTCCCGGCGTTTCGCGGGATCGTGACGGCTGTTTTCCGGGATTTCCTGTGGTCATCTGGCAACCCTTACTTCAAGTCCCCCTGGTTGGAAATCTCGCGGTACACGAAAGGGTGGAGCAGGGATACACCCTGGTATCCCCAGAAAGCCAAGATCGGTGAGGACATGAACGGCGTCCACATCGTGTACGAGTGCTTGACGAACCTCGAATGGGGGATGGGGTACTCGCCCGACGATATCGACGACGCATCGTTTCGCGTTGCGGCCGACAAGCTCTACGACGAAGGATTCGGCCTGTCGCTGCTCTGGATGGAGCAGACCTCAATCCTCGAATTCATCAAGCTCGTGCTCACCCACTTCGACGGATCAATACGCAATGACCCGAAGACTGGGCGGTTCCAGATTCGGTTGATCAGAAACGATTACGACGTCGCCACGCTCGATAAAGAGCTGAGCCCCGCGAACGTGATCAAGCTGTCATCCTTCCAGCGCACTGCGTGGGGCGACACCGCGAACGAAGTCATCGTCAAGTACACCGACCGGGACCAGAACGAAACGACGGTGACTGTTCACGACCTTGCGAGCATCCAGGCTCAGGGTGCCGTTGTTTCGGTGACCCGGACGTACCCCGGTATTCGCGAACCGACACTGGCGAGGCGTGTCGCAATGCGCGATCTGAATAACGCCTCCACCCCGCTCGCCAAGATCACGGTCATGGTCAACCGCGTCGCGTGGGACTGGGACGTGACCGATGTCTTCAAGTTCACATGGCCGAAGCTCGGCCTCAACGGGGTGCCATTCAGGATCATCAAGATCAACAAGGGTAACCTGCTCGACGGGACGATCACTATCGAGGCCCTGGAGGACATTTTCGGGCTGCCAGCTAACGCATACGTCGCGCAGCAACCGTCAGGCTGGGAGGACCCCATCAACGATCCTCTGCCAGTTGTCGCGCCGCGGGCAATCGAGGCACCGTACTGGGACGTGGTCCAGAACCTGGATCCCGCTGACATCGCCTACCTACCCGACGACTATGCGTTTGGTGAAACCCTGGCCGTAAAGCCGACTGCGGACGCGTACGACTACGACCTCCACGCGAGCGCAAACAACTCTGCGTTCACCGACGTGGGCGACGGGGACTTCACGCCGAGCGGGACGATCACTGCCGACATCCCCCTCGGTGGCGCCCCGATATCGGTGACGATCAACAACATGAACGGCGTGGATCGAGTCGGCCTGCAGAGCTACGCATACATCGACAACGAAGCGTTCATCGTCACTGCGGTCAACCCGAGTACCGGGGTGCTCACCCTTCAGCGCGGCACCCTAGACACCGTCCCAGCTCGGCACTTAGCTGGGGCGCGCATCTACTTTGCGGACAACGGTTTCGCAGGGTACGACCAGACGCAGCGCACTATCAGCGAGCGCACCTACTACAAGGCGCTGACGCGTACCGGTAAAGGCACCTTGAAGCTCGCGCAGACCACCTCGTTCGATGTTGTGTTCTCTGGACGCGCCCAGCGACCTTACCCGCCCGGCAACTGGACGATCAACGGCGCCTACTTCCCCACTGCGATCTACGGCCCGCTGGCGTCGTCCTGGGCTCACCGAGACCGCACTCAGCAGACCGTGAGCCTGGTGCCTTTCACTACGAGCAGCATCGGACCTGAGACCGGAACGACCTACACGATCCAGGTGTACAGCGGGTCAGTGTTGAAGCGCACTTACTCGGGTCTCACCAGTACGAGCTGGAACTACCCACTAGCCGACGACACCGCCGACGGCGTCCTGCAGGACCTAAGACTCGTTCTGCAGACCGTTCGAGGTACGGGCGCCACTTCGACGTCCTGGCAGCGGCATGACCATGTGATTGACAGACACGGCCTGGGCTTCCACCTGGGCGAAGAACTTGGAGGCGTTTCCGCATGAGTCTTACGATGGGGCCGAACACTGGCCTACTGATCAACGGCGCCCCCGGTGAGGGGCATTACAGCGAACTGATCCGCATGTTGCGCTGGGATGACTTCCTGCGCCAACCGGTCGTCAAGGGGCGCGTCGCCACGTTGCCCACAAGCGGCCAGGTCGAGGGCGACACTTACATTTTCACCGGCAGCGGCGCGAACCAGAACCGAATTGCACGCTGGTGGGCAACAGGTGCGACGACGCCCATTTGGGAGTACATGCCGCCACGACTGGGCTGGCGGGTTCAGGTTGCGAACGAGGCCACGCCTGCTGGCCAGGTCAAGACGTATGAGTTCGGGGCCGGTGGCTGGACGGAACTGGTGGGCGGGATGGCCGACGCGCCGAGCGACGGAAAGGCATATGCCCGCGAAAGCGGCGCCTGGACGGAGCTGGGATCGGCAGCGAAATCGGCGCTCAACGTTCTGCCGTTCATGAACCTGATGCCCGACATGGGCCGCTTCGCGGGAACCGCAGCCAACCCTCTGGCTACGATGTTCACAACGTCATGGACTCCAAGCACCTTCATCAATGGCTGGAACGGCGCCACCCTCGCAGATGGGGGCAAGTTTGTGTTCGACAACAGCACGAACGGCGGGGCGGGGCCGGCGCTCAATGCGCGGGTGCAGGCGCTTCTCGCGGCAATGGGCCGGACGTGGACGTCAGTGTCCCGATATGGGGTCGAGTTCTTCACCACGGTGCTGACAGCGGGATCGCAGACAACTACCGGCTCGGCCGGCGCGGATGGGGTTACGCGGTATCTGTGCTGCTCCAACGGCAGCAAAACCGTGTTCAACGCGGGCGCGTGGGCGACGGTCGTCATGTGGTTGCGGGTCGAAAGCGGCTCGGCTCATATCTCGTCGGCGCCTTATACGACCCATCGCCTTTGGATCAATGGCGCTGTCGCTGCTCCTGGCGTGGTGCTGCCTGCGAACCAATGGGTGCATCTGCGGTTCTCGATGCAGTCATATAACGGCTATGACAACGCGTGTCCGTACATCTACGCATCCGCAGGGGCTCAGATCGCGTTTGCATGCCCGGCGTGGTTCGGTGGCCTCGTCGATCCGGGTATCCACGTTGCACCCATCCTGACAATCAACGGAGCAAGCGCATGACCATGAAACGAGTCCTACTGAAAGGCGACTTCTTCGCGGAATGGGATGGCACACTGGACGAGGCCGCTGCACTCGCTGGCGTCCCTGTCGGCGACTTGGCGTTCCACCCGGATGACGTGCTGGCCGAGGTCCAGGAGCTGCGCCGCCAGGCCTATCGCACCGAGTCCGACCCGCTGCGCCTGGAGGCTGAGTTTGACGCCATAGCCGCTGGCACCGAGCCGGATCTGGCGGCATGGGTCGCAGCCGTCCAGGCGATCAAGGAGCGCTATCCACTACCTGAATAGGTAGTTGTGATGGCGTTCTCGTTTTTGCCACGTTCCGAAAGTCTGATATGCGGAGTAGATAGGGCTGTTGGCATGAACGAGGCGCTTAGACGGAGGTTGCGGGCGGAGCTGCTGGAGGTGGGGCTCCTCAACCAGTGCTGCCTCGATCTGATGGAAGCAATGGAGTCCGAATTCAGCCTCTCGCAGGATCAGCAGGAATGCTTCGAACAGCTGAGCCGATTTCTGCAGGAAGGGATTGGCAAGCTGACCGCTCTGTCTGAGCGAGTGGCGGGCGGTGAGATCGTAGTTTTGGCTTAACCGGAGGGCTGACACATGGCGCTTTGCCTCGTAGTGGAGTCGCGGTTATCATCTCAACCAAATGTTGATCTAACTACAAGGAATTGCCTGATGTCAGACAACCTCCGTTCGCTGGAGTCGACGCATCACCCGAATTTGCGGCTCCCGGACGGGGCGCGCTCTGGCTTCCGGATGGATCTCACAATCAACATCCCAACCATCATCACCCTGGTCACTCTCGCGACCGGGGTGATCTCTTTCGGTGTCACGACTTACAACGACTTGAACCGAGCCGACGTCGAGCAGAAGCGGGACATCAGCATGCTCCGTACTGACGTCGACCGCATCTCGGCCGCACAGGCAAACGTCGCGGCCGAGATGCGACAGGCGACGGACAAGATCCGCGAAGAGAACCGCCAGGACTTCCGCGAGGTTCGCGCCAGCCTGGACAAGCTAAATGACCGGCTGCAACCCGCTGCCAACAACGCAATGAGAGGCTGGACGAAATGACAGCAAGACTCCCGCGCAGCGTGCGGAACAACAACCCAGGCAACATCGAGCACAACCCAGCGAACAAGTGGGTCGGCATTCTCACTCCGGAAAAGCGCAACGCCGACCAGATCGCCGAGCCGCGTTTCGAGGTGTTCGAGTCCCCTGTCTACGGCTTCCGCGCCCTGGCCATGCTGATGCAGAGCTACCAGGACCGCTACGGCCTGAACACCGTCCGCAAGATCATCAACCGTTTGGCACCACCGACCGAGAATGCCACTGGGGCTTACGTGTCGGCCGTGGCGGCAGCACTCGGGGTGCGTGGTGACGACGTGATTGACGTCCACCAGTACGACTACATGCGCCCGCTGGTGCAGGCTATCGCGGAGCGCGAAACGGGCAAGGACCCGCGCACTGGCAAGCTGTATCGCTGGGACCCCGCGATGATCGACGAGGGCTTGCGGCGTGCAGGCATCTCCAGGCCGGCTCCGCAGGTGGTGAAGGTGCCAGTGACCAAGGAGACGGTCAGCGCCACTGTGGCCGGAGGTATCGGCGTTGGCCAACTGGCCGATGTGCTACCTGCTGTGTCCTCCGCGATGAGCCAGGCCGATGCTCACATCAGCTCCGGCTCATGGGTCCGCATCGCCTTCGGTGTTGCGACCATCGCCGTGGCGGCGTTCATCGCCTATTCGCAAGTTAAGAAGCATCAGGCGGGCCTGGTGTGATTTCGAGCCTGCTGTCGCGCCTACAGAGCGCGCTGCTCACCGCTTTTGCGGTGGCGGCAGTTCTGTTCGGCGCCTACGCCCTCGGCGGGCGAGCGGCCCGCCGGGCTGTCGAACAAAAGGCCTCTCGCCGGCAGGTCGAGGCCGCGGAGGATCGTCGTGATGTGGATGTGCAGATTGACCGTATGCCTGATGGCGAGTCTGCTGAGCGGCTGCGGGACGACTGGTCCCGAGACTGACCTCGGCTGCACATGGGCTCGACCGATTTACGTGAGTCGAGCTGATAGCCTCACGAAGGGCACCGCTGACCAGATCCTCGCCCACAACGAGGCAGGCGCGAAGCGCTGCGGCTGGAAGCGGACGGGTAAGTAGTTCATCCGGCGGCTTTCGCGACGAGGTCGATGGCCAGCTCGCGGAGAACGTCCCTGTCTTTCGCGCATTTGGTCTCTGCGTATCTATCCGCTTGCTGCAGCACCGCCCCTACGTCCAGGTCGAACATTGGGCTGAGCAGGGGAGGAGAGGCGCGCTCCAGGAGTAAGGCTATCGCCCTGTTGCGATCACACATGTGAATACCCAGCCAGTTGTACTTGAACGCCTCCGATATGTACTGGATGCCGGCGATCTCGTGGCGTTCGGGCGGGCGGTATTGATTGTTGGGCATGGGAGACCCCGGTAAGGTGGGGTCGTCTATTTTCCTGAATACTGGTTATTCGTACAGCCTTTGCCGACAGGCGGAGGACGACCTCTGCGCCCGCCTCCCCGGTAATCAAGAACTTGGTTGAGCTGCTCGTGCAGTCGGACCACTTCCAGATGCATCTGCTGCAGCTTGGAGGCCACTTCGTCGCTCGTAGCACCCCGGCTCACCTCCTTCGTGCTGAACACGTCCTTCACGCGACGATAGGCGTCTTTGGGCGCTCGGATGGCTGCTTGGATGATCACGGTTTCGGTTGCTGACGGGTATGCCCGCCATTCGATCTTGGGTGTCATTCGAGGTTCTCCAACATGTGTTCTACGACCGCGAGTGGGTCGCGGCTTGAGGCAATCAGGGGGAGGGCGCCGTGCTGTGCCCGCGGCATGCGCTTGAGGCACTTCTTGACGGTGGCTCGCACCCTCGCCGGGTCACGGTGTATCCGCGCTGCGAGGGCAATACAGAGGGCGGCATCGAGATAGGTCATCGCTTGGTCGCCAGCAGAGTGCGGATGTGTTGGAGCCAGGAGCGGCCGACCGCTGGAGTTCGCTGCTCGGTCTTCTGGCCGATGGCTGCCGCCTGGCTCGGTTTAACCAGTGTCCAGGTGCTCTCCGCGAGCTTTGGACACTGGGGTGGGTCGGGGTCGTTGACGTCCCATCCCAGGCCGCACTCGCAGAGGATCTGGTCGCTGTGCTGACGCGCTTTGCAGGTGGTCATGTGTGCTCCCCCTTCCACTGGAGGTACGCAGACAAACCGACGAGCAGCAGAACGACCATGGCAGAGGCCAGCGGCCAATGGGCGAAGCCGGGGCCGCTGGCGGCGAGGATCCCGGTATCGAGCCATGTGAACCTGCGGTCGAGGACGATACGTCGATACCAGAGGTTGGTCTCCGGATGTGGGCAGGGTCCGCGGTCTGGGCAGAGCCGACCCTTCGGCGCCAGTACGAAACTGGCCTTGTACCGCCTTGGCCCTGGCCAGTCATAGGCGGGAGCCAGGTTGTGCCGCGCTGCGATGCGCCTGATCGCTCTTCGCTCGAACCAGTTTGCCCGGATGTATGCGAAGACGACGGGGCGGCTGCCCAGGCGGACGAACTGCCGGTAGATCCTCACGGCGCACCCCCGATCTTCTGCAGAGAGGCTCGCGCCACTTCGAACTCGTCGTCATCGCTCGACGGTATGTGCACCTGGCGGACAGGTAGGCCCCTGCGGCGAGCCAGTGCGACCATGTGGGCGGTCCCTCGGCCGCCGGGGAACGCTACAAGCAGCTTCGCCGGAACCCATTCGAGCATCTCGGCGTTGCGGCGCGGGCCGGCAGACCGCCCGAACGTCATCCACTCGGCCGGCACAGCAAGAGCGGCGAGACCGCAGTCCCTGGCCCAGCGTGCGGAGAGTGTGTCCGCGCCAGGGGCGGCACCGTGGACAAGGACGAAGCGGCGGGTGCCTGCCTTGTTGGATTTGCGGAACTCGCTGAGCACCGCGTTCAAAGCGCCGTAGATCACTTCCTTGTTGGTGAAGTAACGGCCTCCCGTGACCACGACGTAATGGGGCTGGCGCGTCATGGCTTGGGCTCCTGCAGGTCTTCCCCTGGTTGCAGACCGAGGTACTCCCGCCAGGGAACTTTGACCCCATCGACGAGGAAGCCCCAGGTCTCGCGCCATTTCCAGGAAATGAACAGGGTGTAGACGCCGCCATCGCTCACCTCACAGATCGAGTGGTACTGACCAGTCTTCAGGGCTGCGGTGTCGCCGGGGCGGCGCCAGATAGCCTCCGTGACTTCGATTGCCCCGATTTCACAGCCGTCAAGGGCCTCCGGGATCCGAGCGATGGCCGCCTGGTAGAGCGGATTGCTCTCGTCGACCAGGCGTTTCTCGATGTACCAGCCCTTCAGGATGATCGTGCGGGCGTCCCAGGGATGGTCATGAAGGTGCCGGTCGAGGTCTTCCCGGCGAATGTGGTGCACGCGGATCGAGAACGGGATCAGCGGTGCCCAGCGCGGTACATTGGTGACTCGGTCGTAGGGGTTGAAGACCCAGTAGCGCTCCATGTACACCGAGCCGTCAGGGCTCCGCAGGTGCAGGTACGGCGTGCGCTTTGCGAACCGGATGAGGGCGTCTGCGATGCGCGGTTTGGCCAGCAGACGGGCCAGGTAATTCCATGTAAAATCAACCATTTGTAGTATCTCCAGGCGTGATTTATCTAGTCGGAGAAGAGCCTCTCGGCGTCCCAGATGTTCTTTGCGTCTGCCATGAGCTGGCGGTAGCCGTCTGGCGTGAACTGGTAGCGCTTGGGCTTCGCTTCGAGCAGGTCGCGCACGATGTTCCTCAGCCCTGGCCGACGCCCTTCGTCGACCCAACTTAAATCTGCTAAATCAAAGGTTTGTTGTATCTGAGGGCGAAGAACGCCCTCCGGGGTGATCAGTGCATCCCGGCTCATGCGGATCTCTTCACTCATAGGTCGCTCTCCTCGTAGCGCATCCAGGCGTCGTTCGCGCCGGTACGCCACATGCCGTAGTTCTGTTTGATGATGACGGCCGGCACATTCCAGTGCTGGCAGGCCTTGTCGAGATCCGCCTCACTGGCAGTCCACTGGTCGCTGTTGCTGTTGGCCGTGGTCTTGATCGGGCGTTGCGGCATCAGGCGTAGGAGACCGCCGCTGAGGTCGGACACAGCCTCTTGCAAGTCGATCTGCCGGACGCTCAACTGCAGGCAGTCGGAGCCGCAGATCAGCGAGGTGAGCGGCATTGCGTGATAGACGAGCATCGCGCCGTCCGGCGTGAGGACGCCCTCGACCGCGGCGCCCAGCATCCAGGAGCGGTCGCCGTTGAAACGGAGGATCGAGGCCAGGTGCTCCAACTCAGGCTTGAGCCTGTCGATAGCCGCGCCTACAAGCCCCTTGCGGTCTGTCGTCCAGGGCCAGGGTTTGCCATCGGCAGTAATGGCCGTGATAACCCGCCGGCCGGCGATCTCCGGCTCAACCCAGCAAGAGAACATCGACACCGCCGTGCGGCTGTAGGGGACGGCGCTCATGACTTCACCTGGCCACGGGGCCTTGTTCTCGATGAAGCTGATCTGTGGGCTGGCGAGGAAGGTCTGCAGGTTCATCCGCAGCTTCACCTTGCCGTCTTCCTCTCGCCCCTGAAGCTGTGCGCGGCACATCGGGCAGTTGAACAGGCGCTGGTCATCTGGTGCGTTACCGCAGATCTGGTACTTGCAGTAGGGGCAGGGGATGCGCACCTCGCGAGGCCACTGCGGAAACGCGAACAGTTCGAGTTTCGGGCTCACAGGTGGCACCCCCACTTCCAGCTGACGAAGCTCAGGAGCAGCGGTGCGACCGCGATGATTGCCCACCCGAATAGGACGACGATGCCGATAGGGATCAGTGCTCGCATCATAGTCAGGACTCCTCGCTGGAGGCGAGCAGGGTGCTCAGCTCTTTCATCACGGCATCGCAAACAACTCTCGCCATAGCGGCAGACTTGCAATCCACAGAAGCGCCATCAGATGGGAATACCACTACGGGATAGCGGTCTCGCACCGCCTGCACGGATGCGAAGATGTCGGCCTCACTCACCACCTTGCCGTTGAGGCGCGCCAGTTCGTCGAGGCAGGCGTTCCAGCCTCGGTTCATGTGCAGGCCTGGGATCGTGGATTGCCCGCTCTTCCGCTCCGGCACAACGACTACCCTTGCGCGCAGGGCTTCTAGCTTCTCGTCGATGCAGGTCAGACAGACATAGCCGCCCATCCAGTCGACGCGCAGCGGGGTGTGCTTGTGCTCCCCACAACCAGCGCAGTTGGTTGCCTGGGTGCTGGCGTAAGTCCATCGGCTCCGTAGCTCCTTCTTCAGCTCGGCCACGTTCTCGCGCAGCTCCTGGATCTCCATTTCCATACCGCCAGCGGCGTGGCGAGCAGCGTCGCCCTTGGACGCGGCGTCCTCCACCATGGTTAGTTTGGCGGAGAGGGCATCGTAGTCCTTGGCCATCACAACCTCAGGGCCATGCGGGTCATAGCTGATCTTGTTCCCCGCCTCGGAAAGCATCTTCACTACGGAATAGCGGTGGACCTCACTCATGACCTACCTCCTTGCCGGGTGCGGTGGCGAGCGGCCAGGAACCCCAGCCCCAAGCCTGTTTGTCTTCGGTTGGGTGCTTGTCCGTGCGCGGTCTGCTCGGGCAGTTCCAACTCCTGCCCTTCACTTCCCACAGCAGGCGCCAACCAGATGCGCGGAGGCTGCCACCGCTTTCGTTGGCCAGGATGTAGGTCAGGCCGCGTCGATAGCCTTTGTCCTGGGCGGTCCTCCGCGCTGCCGCATACAGCATGCTACAAGCGTTCGGAGTGCCATCCGTGCACAGGCGGGTGACTTCCGCAGTCAACCCGTCATCCAGGGCGCGCGCGACTGGTCGACCGATGACGGCTACACCGACCAGGTTGCCATCGTCATCGTGAACGGCTTGCCGCCACAGCGCCCCGACGGGGACGTTGTGATGCCGATGGTGTTGCCGGATGAACGCATCGGCCATGTCTCGGGTGATAGGGCGAAGCTCGATCATTGGGCGTCTCCCTGATCTGTAGTGGCAGCGAGCAACTGCTCCCGCGCCTTCTTCGAGTGATGTGCGATGCAGAGCGATGTGCCTGGATGCGCCTTGTCGGAGCATCCGGAGTACTCACAGAAGCGTTTCTCGCTGGGCGCGGCTGCGAGTTTGGCAAGCGTCTCCAACTCGGCCAGCAAGCGTCTTGCAACATGCTTTTCCGGCAGTTTCTTCCCGCGCGGCATTAGCCCTTCCAGGCGTGCAAAAACGGTCTGCGCCAGGGCCAAGCATTCGGACACAGACTCAGCGATCCCTGGCACGCTGTGCTGAGCCTGGGCGGGCGCGGTGTAGAGAGGGAGCGTCCAAGGCCTGCACGGTTCCTTCGACCAAGTAAGGCCACCGGGCGAGCGCTTTGCCCGTCCCAACAACTCGTCAACCACAAGAGGGTTGATGTGTAGCAGTGGCTTCTGCTTCTCCAACTCGTCTAGCTTTGCCTCCAGCTCCGCGACCCTGGCCAGGGCGGCGCTTGGCTGCTCTCCCGGTGCTCGGTCGGAGACGTAAACCGTATCGCCGATGTTCATGTAGCCCGGAACGCCGCCGGCCACGTAGACGGTCACCTCGCCCATGCCAGGGCGGTAGCCGATCACCCGAGCTGGGCGGAACGCCGAAGAGGGCTGCGCCTCCAGATGTTCGATTGCGGCTTGGATCAGGGCCTTGTTGCCGATGGGGGTATTGGACCAATCGGCGGCCCGTAGAGCCTCAATGACGTGACTTCTGTTCATGATGTGTAGCCCTTTAGTGCTTGGTGGTCGGGCAGGCGGGTACACGACCCTCCGCTCGTTCATGGGTCGCAACCTTGAAGAACAGCGCTTCGCAATGCGGACAACTGGAAAGGGTGTCCCACAATTCGCCTTGTGGAGGACGCTCCGTTTCGATCTCGAAGCCGCACCGCGGGCAGTCGAATGTGAGGAACCGAACGCCCTGTGCTTTCAGCCTGTTCGTGTACTCGGTGTACTTCTGGAAGAGGGTTTTCACGCTTTTGTCTCCTCCACACGGCCCAGTAGCGGGTTGCCGCCGCTCTCCAACTGGAGGGCCAGCGTACCGGCATCCTGCGCGAGGAAGTCGTGCAGTCGCTGCCCCGTGGCGAGCAGGCCCTGGTAAAAGCGATTGCAGGTAGCCTCGGCCGCTTCGCTCCAGGGGATCACGGTGCAGTCGCGGGTCATGTCATCGCCGTGGCCGCACTGGTAGAGGCGCCCGGTGTACTCGCGAGCGTAGAGCTTGCCGTTGATCCGCCAGCGGATGTCGAAGTTGAAGCCGACCAGGGCGCCTTCGTAGACATCAGAGAACGACGGCAACTTGTCGACGCGGCGCCCGTTTGCGTCCTTGGCGGCGTAGGCCGCCTTGATCACGATCACCTTCTCTTCCATGGCGGTCAGCGCCGCTTCGCGGTAGTCCTTCATGACGCTTTTGAACTGCGCTTCGATGCCGTCGATGCCGCGCGTGCTGGAGACGTAGTGCGTCCCCGTTTTCGGGTCCCTCTCGACCCGGATGCGGTCGTCGATGCGGTCGCCGATCCAAGTCCCCATCAGGGCGACCACGTAGTCGGGGATCGCGATCACGAGGCAGGTGTCGCCCCGCGGGTCGAGGTATACGGCGCGCCGCTCTTGGCTGATGACCGGGGCGCCGGCCGTGTAGTCGGAGTAGACCCCGACCGTGATGTCCTTGACCTTCTTGAAAACGCTGGAGAATGCTCGGGTAGCCATTAGTTACCCCCTCTGGTGCGGGGCGCGGTGATAGCTTTCTCATAGGCGGCGAGAGCCTGCGCAGCTGCGATAGGCGCTTCGTTCAGCAACTGATAGTCCTGGATGGGTATCTTCGACACTCCGGGCATCAGCATGCCGATGACTTTTTGCAGGCCCTTCAGCGCCACTGCGAGCTGTTCTTGCCGTTCTTGCCCGTCGGCAAGCTCGTCCAACAGAGTGTCGACGCCGCTACCACTGAACGGCCCCAGGGCGCCGGCAGCCGGACGCCAGGCATCAGCTTCGTAGCCGACCCCTTCGCTCAGGAACTCCCAACCGTTCGCAGATCTGCGTAGCCAGTGGCCGCTATCAGTCCGCATCGTTTTACTGAGTTTCATGGTTTCCCTCTCTTTTCGTATTGGGGCGGCGCTTTATGCTTCGCAAAAATCCTTACGGCCTGCCAGCCAGCGGGTGAAGTCACGCGCGGCTTTGCTGACAAGTTCGGTGCTGGTGTCGCTTTCGAACTCGACGGCGTAGAAGACACTGGTCGAAGTGAAGTCCCCGCCAATTTCGTATTTGTCCGCGATCTCTTCCACCGCTACATCGAGCGCGCGCCTGCTGGCGCAGGTGCCAATCGCAGACGCACTTGGAATAAGGCGGCACGCGACTTTAGCGGTGTACCTGGATTCCACTTTGATGCCGTATGCCATGGTGTTGTCCTCGGTGATGCCCTGCTACCGGCAGGGCGGCGGTGTTATTTGCGTTGCGACTGCTGGTAGCCGTGCTCGAACCACGCCTGGGCGTTATCGTCGCGCTCGTTGCGTGGATTGCAGTACGTCGGCGCATGCACGATGTACCCATTGCCCAGCGTCTTGCGGTTCTCCGGCTCGTCGCGGTAGGCGTGATAGCCATCTACCCACGCCTTTGCGTCTTTCCGGCGCGCCATGTGGGCAGACCCGCTGCGGGTGTTATTCCCCGAGTCGTAGCCTCCGGCGACACGCTTTCCGTTGGTGTCGTACACGTACCAGCAGGCCACCCAGTTATGGCCGGCGTGCGAGCCCCAGCAGTAGGTGCGCCAGATGTACGCACGCTCGTTCTCGATGCGGAAGCCGCGGTAGTTCATGTCCTTTCCTCAGTGATGCCCCGTTTCGCCAGGGCGGGTCTTACGGCAGCGGCTGGGCGCTATCGATGCATCGGGCGAGACGCCGGCGCCACATGGCGAAACGCTCCATGGACTCCTTCCTCTCCACCGGCACTCTGGCGGCGCCGACCCGGTAGTCGGCCATGATTTGCAAGATGTAGGCGCAGGTCGCTCGCGGCCTTGAACTGAACATCGTCTTGCCCTCCAGGACGTTGTTCGTTGGGTTACTCGGCGCGGTATTCGGAGCCGGAGACAATCAGCTTGCTGCCGTCGGTGAACTCCCAGGTGGTCGTCTCGTTTTCCCAGTCTTGATCGCTGGCGCCGCACTCGTCGGCGAGGTTCATTGCGTCAACTGCGTCGATGGCGTTATCGACGATCTCTTGGGCCTTGGTGCGGATGATTTCGGCGAGCTTGGTCATGTCCTTGTCCTCAGTGATGCCCCGGCGAACCGGGGCGGTTACTTGCAGCAGCCTTCAAGCCACGCCGCCATCTCCTGAAGCTCGCCTACCAGCGACTTGCGGCGGTCATGCTGGGCTGCGTGGTCGTCGCAGTTGAGACAGGCCATGCGGTATGCGTGCAGTGCTTCGGCTGCGGTTTCCAGCTTCTTTGCGGCCACTAGGCCCAGCTTGTTGCGGGCCTGTTCAGGGGTAGAGCGGGCCATCACAGCAAGCCCCGTTCTTCGTTGCGCTTGCGCATGTTGGCGTTGAACTCGGCGCGGATGTTGAATACGGCTTCTGACTCCAGCCACTCCTCAGCTTCCAGTGCCTCAACGGCTTCCGCTTCGGTGACTCCGGTCTGAGCGACTACCGCTTTCACCTTTTTGGTCTCGGTGGCGTTCAGCTTGGTGGTCATCGTCTTGCCCTCCAGGGCGTTGGCTTTGATAGATTTTGCACACCTTTCTGATGTAAATACAACAGAAAGTTGATTTAGCCGTAATCTAGATGCACTCGAATCGTGTGTCAACTAAATGCGGCTAAATCGTTCTACCGTTAGGCGGCGGCGAGGAGAAAGGAGGTCAGAGATCGTCGTACTCGGCCGAGAGGCGGATGTACTCAGCCTCGTCGATTTCAACGAGCAGGGGGTCGCCGTTCTCTTCTGAGGGGTGTTCATGGCCGGTGCCTGGGCCAGAACGGAGCACGCAGCTCGACTCGGGGTGGTGCCAGTACCGCACGGAGTCCTTGAGGAACGCGCTCTTGTCGACGGTCAGCGTCTGCTTCTCGGCATCGATCTGGGCCTTGGTGCGGCGTGTACGCACCTCGCTTTCGTCGATGCGCCACACACGGACCCCGGCCTTCTGGTAGATCTCGTCCAGATCAACGTCGCGCGCGATCAGCGGGACGTTCACCTTCTTGCCCAGGTCGAGCAACGGGCGGACGTCCTTCTTGGTGACATCGGCGAGGAAAAAGCTATCGCCTACCCTCATGGAGACCAGGGTCTTGACCTTCGGATCGTTCATGTCCACGCCGCGTTTACGTCGGGTTCCGGGTTGCTCCACGTCTTGCTCCACGATGATCACTGCTGTGTTGATGTCGAAGGTCATAGGTCGTCATCCTCGGTTTGCCGGCGGGCCTGCTCGAACTCGTCATCGTCGCCGTCCTCGCCGTCGATCACGCCCTTCAGGCGCTCCTTCGAGATCTCGGGGGAGCGATAGACTTCGACGCCGTTGATGGAAATGGTTCCGCCGTTCTTGATCGGAGCGATAACAGCGGCGACGCCGTTCGCCAGCTTGCTCGGCAGGTCTTCCCCCAACTGGTCAGCCAGGGTGCCGACCAAGCGCTGGATCGTCCCGACCAGGATCGCAAGGGACGCATCCAGGGTAGTGGCCGGGTCTCCATCCGAGTCCTTGCCGATCTCCCCGAGGACCAGGTCGTCGAATTTGATGCTTTTGAAAATGAGCTGGTCGCTGACCTTGAAGTACATCTGGTCCTCACCCTCCCAACTGAACGCAACCAGCAGCTCGGCGACGCGGAAGGCGTTGTTGAGGTAGGACTGAGGCTCCTCGTCATCCAGATTGACCCCCTTGAACGTGACCACGTCCTTTTCGCTGTTGACCAGCTTGGCTGCGTCCAGGCGCTTGAGGTTGTCGTACGCGTTGGAGCGCATGATCTCGGTGAGCCATGCAGAGGGCTCGACCTTGAAGGTGAGGGGGCGAACAGACAGTGAGTCCATGGCGCGCCGCAGGGCGTCCAGGGCGTCCTCCGCCTTCTTGGCGCTGCTGCTTTCGACGACCAGGAGGTTGCCGATCACCAGCATGTTGATGACGCTGTGCTTGATGAATGCCCGCGGCAGAAGCTCGGCTTCGACCTCGTCGCGGATCTGCGCCAGCTCCTTGCGGTAGCACTTCCGCTGCTCGCGACTCTCGATCTTCTCGACTCTCGCGGCGACGTGTTCGCGGATGGTGGCGCCGGTCAGTTGGCGCTCATGGACATACAGGGTGAAGAGGTTTGCGCCGGACGGTGCACTCCAGACCAGCTCGTGGCTCAACCGCGGCGCCGGCAGGTCGAAGCCGAGTGCCCGCCACTGGCTGCCCGTGGGCTCGCGTGCCGGCAGTTCGGCCAGCAGCGCACTGAGGCCTTCCCAGTCGTTGAGCGTGGCGACATGGTCGGGGTTGGTGACTCGGTAGAACATCATGTTCTTGAACATGATCTAACCCTCCTGTGAGGCCAGCTGAGGCCGCTGGGTGAGGCGGTAGGTGAAGCCCCCGCCGACCAGTTCTTCGACGGTCACTTTCTCCCCCGGCAGCAGCTTGGTGAAGTCTTCGGGCCCGACGCTGATTTCGTTGATGCCGACCTTCTTCATCACCACGCCGATGGCGAGTACAGTCGCCTGGGTGAACTGCTCCTGCTGCCGCTGGTTCATCGCGGTCAGCGTTTCGAGCGCCATGTTGTGTTTGCGCATTGCGTGTTCCTCTGGTTAGAAATCGAGTTCGTTCAGGGCGCCGCCTCGTTGACCCTCCAGAATGGCGGCTTTGATCTTCACCTCGCCGTGCACAGCGGCTAGATGGCGCAGGGCGTACCCGCCCATAACGCATAGGGAGTGTGGGGCGTGTTCTCGTGGGTCGATCTCGTCGCCGCGCTCGTCCAGGAGGCGGTAGACGGCCCTCAAACCGCTGAGGTACTCAGTGACGGCGACTCCGGTGTTGCCGTGCATCTGAGTGAGGGCGAACAGGAACCGGTCCCCGTCTAGGGGGAACCAGAACGTCTCGAACACTTCTGCGGGGGCGGGGCCTTCCGCCGAAGCAACCTGGATTGTCGGCATGGCGGTCACAGATCGTCGTCGTCGGTCTTGGCGGCCTCAGCTTTCTCGGCAGCTTTGGCCGCTTTTGCCTCGGCGCGTTTACGTTGCTCCTCCTGCACGGCTTCAACGTTCCCGTGGGCTGCGAGCAGCGCCATCAACGGTACGACGTCGATGGTGACCTGCCCTCCGTCGATGCGTCCTTCACGGAAGTCGTTGACGACGGCCTCCGCTTCGGGGCTGAGGCTGCGGCGGAACTTGGCGACATTGCCGACCAGGTCGTTCACGACGGGGCGGGGTAGGGGGCTCCCCTTCATCGTGCCGGCCGTAACTTTCTTGCTGCCCTGCTTGACTGCCTTGGCGTACTCCTTCTCGATGACTTCAACGGCGTCGCTGCCGTGCTCCTTGGCGATCTTGACCGCCTCGGTGACGGCGATCTTGCCGGTCTTGACGGCTTCCTGAACGCCGTGGTCCGCATTCGCTAAGGCGAGGTGGCGGTCAACATGGTCGCGGGGCTTGTTGAACGCTTTGGCGATCTCCGTCGCGTTCAGGCCGAACTCGACCTGAGCCCGCTTGTAGAGTCGGGCGGTCTCCACTTCCGTGAGCGCGAGATGCTCGTTGCCCGTACCGATGCGCACGAGCTTTTGCAGATCGTTGCCCTGGAACGGGATGCATTCGATGAACTCCAGGTCGTCAACTTTTTCGAGCAGCTTCGCCTTGTCCGCCGCAGCCATGTCCTCCCGGATCAGCGACCGGAGCTGCTCTTGCTTGGCCGGGATGACGCGGCCGAAGGCCTCGTGGCGGCGGTGCCCTTGGACGATCTCAATGGCCCCCGTCTTCGGGTTGACCTCGACCTCCAAGGGGGCCACTTGACCTCCACCCAGGAGGAACTTCTCCAGGGCGTTGATGCTGTGCCAGTAGCGCTCGTCCTTGTCACGCTCGTTGTTGCCTGGGACGACCACCAGGTCGGAATAACGCACCCGGTAGAGGTCTCGCGACTTGATCGCTTTGTCGCGGCGGAGGCTCTTGAACGAATATGCTTTTTCTTGAGTCATGGTTGCTTTCTCAATGGTTTGTTGTTTCTGCAGACGCACCTATCCCGTGGTCAGGCGCCTTTCGTTCCCACGCCGACCTGCTGGACGAAACGTACGCTTTCAGGTAGGTAGTGCTCGCGGTCATAGGAAGTGGCCTGCTTACTAGCCTTTCGGCCGAGCACGATCACTTCAGATCCTATGCCGATCACCATCCTGCGGCGCAGACGAGGCTCTCCGCCGATGCTGACCATCCAGGTTTCGCCTGGCTTCGCAGTGGGGGCCGTGCTTGGGTCGTAGACCTCGATATCCGTCTCTTCTTCGACCACTCCTAGGCCTTCACCGACGACTCGACGACGGCGCAAGCGGCGCACGGGCAGGCATCCCTCGTTCACCGCGCCTTCGACCAGTGGCTGTATGAGAGCGTGTATCGCTTGCCCAACCGCCAGGTTGATCACCGTTTTGCCTCTCGGGGAAGGTACGTCTTTTGCCAAGCCTTTCCAGTTGAGCAGGCCGGCGGCTCGGAGTTGCGCGATAGCGGTCTCTTCCGAGAGAGCAGACGTGTCGTATTCAAGGTGGTCGAGAAGGACCTTGAGGTGCATGTGCTTGAATTCCACGGTTGTCCCCTCAGATCTTCTTGCCGTTCGGTGCGAGGCGGGCTTCGCGTGTGTGGTCCTGGCGGGTCTGGTTGAACGCCATCTTCTCGATCAGCGCTCGGCCCACGTCCAGGTTGCGGCCGCCAGCGTAGTCGGCGATGCGAATCAGCGCGTCTGCCAGCTCCACCTCGATCATCTTGCGGTGAGGGAGCTTGTCGTCCATCAGGTTCTTGCGGACCCCCTCGAAGCCCTCGATCACTTCGCTGATGATCAGGCAGAGCAGCTCGCCGTCGTTACGCTCCTTGGGTTCGCCGGTCTCTAGGTCGCTCCACCAACCGGCGTAGCGGTTGAGGGCGTGCGACATGTCGCTGAGCCGGTTGATGGAAGTGGCGATACTCGCCACGTACTCGGGGTCCACCAGCAAGGCGGGGTGTTCCGCGAGGCGGTCGCACGCCTCTTCGAAACTCATGGGTTCCGGCTTCAGCGAGTTCCAGGCGATGCGGCAGCGCTCTTCATGGTTCTCGGGCACCCCATTGGGCGCCAGTTCCTGGGCCGACCACTGCCGGAATACCTTGAATCCGTCCTCGTTGCCGCGGTAGGCCGCGTAGACGGTCTGGAGGCCGAGCAGCCAGTCCTTGTAGTAGGTGCCCTGCAGATCGCAGTTACCCGCATCGACGATCCGGACGCTTAGGTCCTCCTCGTAGCTGGACCACTCGACAATCAAGCGTAGGCCTCCTTCTTTCACGTCGAGCAGGGTATTGCGAGCCGCGGCCAAGTCTTCCTTCCGTGCCGCTTCGAACAGCGTTGGAAGTGTCGACTCAACCGTTTGTTGTTTCTGCGGGCGAGCGGAAGCCCCTTGGTCGAGAAGGGTGGTAGGCGTTTCCGCAAGGGCCATTTCCGTTGAGCGCGCCCCCAAGTTGGGGAGGCCGGTTGCTTTGTCGTTCATGGTTTTTCTCCAGGGGTGATCTATCATCGGCGTGTTGTTTATACTACATTTAGTTGAGTTAAACACAACAAATAAGGCCGAGGCCCTATTCGATGCGAGTCACCGTCGCGATGACCATGGTGTCGCCGTTCGGCGCTCGGAAGTCGCCCATGGCAAGGGTGTACCGAGCGTCCGGCAGGCGTTTCCTTGCGTTCCGCACCTGGCCGGTGACTGTCGACTTGAGCTGCTCTTTGGCCGCCTGGATGTCGGGCCAGGGGTGTGCGCAGTCGGGGAAGCGGACAGCGCGTGCTTCCGTCTCGCCGAGGTCCAGCTCGACGAGACGGCTGGTGAAACTGTCAGCCTGCGGCCGGCGCTTCGGTGGTACGGCAACACCCGAGTCGACGTCGGGTAGATCCAGGTCATCGGAGGTATGGGTCGGTGTCGATTTCGCCATAGGGAGGTTTCCGGGTTCGGTCTGCGCAGTAGCGTGGAATATAAGACATACGAATCGGCTGTCAACTCCGTTTTGCGCTTCTGGAGCTGAACGGTCGAAGAATGGGCCGGGGATCCGGTGAGGTTTTTCGAGTAAGCGGAGCCGCGGGGATCCGGCTGACTTTCTGAAGTAAGCCAGGGCTTCCGCGCCGGGGAACGGGCCAGGTTTTTCAAGTAAGGACGAGAAGGAATCCGGCTAGGTTTCTCAAGTAAGAAAAATCTGTAGCGGCGGGGTCGGCGAAGTAAGGGAGGGCTGGAGCAAGGAGGGGCGCGAAGCGGTACAGGCCGCCGGAGTGATAGGCCTGAATAGAGCGCGCCAGGTTGATGCCAGCGCCGGCCAGGCGGGGCGGCCAGGTGGCGGGGAATAGAGAAAGGGGGAGCGGCTGGCGCTGCTGTTGACACATGGTTCATGTGCTGACATAAATGCGCCGTCGGTTTTCAACGGGCGGCATTCGATCCGCTAAACAACAAACGGTTGAGGATTCAACAGATGGCTAAACAAGTTCGCAGCACTAGCGCCGGTCATTCGATCAGCGCTTGGGTGATCCTGAACAGCAAAGGCGAGCACGTCGCCACCGTGAACGCCCACTATTCGAACGGCGGCCGCGTGTCAGTTGACGTGTGGAACATCGGCGACAAGGCGACCCGCCGTAGCTATGACTCTGCAATGCTGCGCCTAGCACCGGAGGCCCGCGCGGCCGCGATGGCAAAGGCGGAATGTGACGCCCTGAAAAAACGCGATTGGCTCAAGCCTGAAGACGCGGCCGGCTATGCTGCCTATGACCTGTTCGGGCTCCAGCAAAGCAGCGCCGGGGGTTACGGTTACGATAAGTTGGCCGCCGCATTGTCCGGTCTGATCATCGACGGTCACACGATAGCCGACCATTGCGGCCGCGTGCCGGAAAAGGAAAAGGCCCGCGCCGCCCTGTTCGCCCAGTATTGCAAGTTCCACGACTATTCCGGCGAACGCACCCGTGCCGCTGAAAACGGCTGGGACCGCACCTACTGGGCGAAGCGTGCCAGCAAAATCGGCGCCAGCTTCGCCAATTGGGATAGCGACAAGGGTCGGTTTACGTCGCTGCACTTCGACGGCGGTTTGCGCCGCCTGGAAACGCTCGGTTACCGCGTGATCCAGGCCATCTAATCGCGCCCCTACATTAACCTATAGAAGGTTAACTCCAATGCCTTTCACTTTCGACGCCGCCGCCACCTTGCTTATTTACGTTTGCACGACTGCCGCCCTGGACGACTGCCAGGTATACGCGGTCGCCCAAGCGGACGGCCCCCGCGCCGCTGTGACCTGTTCCCGTGAATTGACGGCAGAGGCCGACCGCTGGCGGGCCGACGGGTTTAAACACGTCGCCGCCGTATGCGTGGATCAGCAGGGGCGGGACGTGACCGACATTGACGAAGTGCAGCGATTTTAGCGCCATCGAAACAACTTACTGTTGAGGTGACAACAAATGAGAACGGAAGTTTACCAGCGCGACCCGGCCCGCTTCGATATGTGCGGCCAGCGCCTGCCCTCTAGCCTGAGCTTGACCAGTGAAGGGATAAGCCTCGACCTAGCGGACCGGCTTCACCGTTACGCCTTCGACCGCCTGCGCGCCGCTGGCTTCGCCGATGCTGTCCGCCGTCCGGCTGGCCTAGTGAACGGCCGTCCCGCCTGGAGCGAATGGGATTGCACCGTCTACACACAAGACGCGGACAAACGGCTGGCCGACCGGGCCTATTGTGTCCGCTGGAAAAACGCGGCCGGCGGATATCTAGAGGTTATCGGCATCCTGACACGCAAAGGCTGGCCGACCTTGGACCACGGGCTGGCAGTCGGGGAGGAATGACCATGCAAGCTAAGAATCCGTCCTTTCGGCAAAAGAATGGTCTGACCCGATACGCCTTCACATGCGGCTATATCCAGCGCGTCGAAGTGAAGCGAGGCAGCACGGAAACTCGTGTTGATTTGTGGCATGAGGGCGCTTGTTTCCACGTTCGCGCACATGTGTTCAACGGCGCCGGTCGCCTGTTCTGGGAATCGTTCCACTCGATCACCGAAGCCCGCGAATTCTGGCACGGCGAAGTGTGGCGGATATTCCGGGCTGAGCTTTGCGAGGTCGCACCCGATCAGCGCTACAGCTACCGCCAGGAATTCCACGGCGAGCGCGACCCGTCGCACGTCGTCCGCTTTTGCGGCGAGTGGGTCGGCAAATCAGAAACCGTCGTGGGCGCCATGCTGCTGGCCTGGCAGCACAAGCAATCCCGCAACGGGGAGGGCGCATAACATGGCCGCTCAATTCCCGAACGTCTCCAGCCGCTACGGCGCGCCGATGGGCCGCCGTGATGATCGCGGCGACCCGGAAGCCCCTTACAAATTCCGCCTATTCCGCGTGCGCCTGGACAGCGGCGGTTATGACGACGGCGGGGCCTACTGGGGCTCAGGCCAGCCGCTTTACTGCGCCGACGCGGAACCGGTCTGGGACGCGTCGATAGAGATGGAATGCGACGGCGCCCGCCAGTTCCTGCGCGCCCGCGACCGGGAAGCCGCGAAAGCGGAAATTCTCGCCCAGTACCCGAACGCCACTTTCTACCGGTAGGAGGCCCGCCACCATGACCTTTGCACACTTCGAACGCGCCCACGGTTCCGCCCTTGTCTACTGGCTGCGCCTGGAAGGCGACCGCGAACCGTTTATCAAGCTCCACCGCAACGGACCCGCGACCCGTAAAGAGTGCCCCCGGCTGGCCGCCGCTTGCCGGGTAGTGGAAAACGCGCCCCAGCTGGCGCAGGCGCTGGCCGATCTGGCCGCCGCTTCCTGGCTGGAGCCGGACCCGTCCGATTCCGAAGAACTGGCGCAGGCAAAGCGCGCTGCCCTGGCTGCCCTGGCCGCTGCTACTGGGGAGGAATGACCATGCCTATTCGAATTTCCCAGACCTACGAAATTGTCACGCCCGAAAGCGCCGAAGTCGGCGACGTGGAAGAAAGCGGCTTTGACTTTGAGAATGCGGAATACGGTTTCCGTGAACTGGTCGACTACATCGAAAGCAACGGGTTTACCGAGCCCAGCTGTTCGCACGGCTGCCCGGATTGGGTCACCCAAGCGGACGGCGACACGGACTATCAGACCGGCGCCGTAGAAACAAAATCCTTGCATCCGGGTCGCGACGACCGGTCCCGCCGCTACTGGGAAAAGGCGCTGCGCGCCGCTGGAGTGATCCAATGAAAACCGGAAGCCGTAGCGATTTAACCAACATCTGGCGTTGGAATGCGCAGGCCGGCTACTGGGCCCTTGTGCGGGATGCATACCGGGAGAATGTGGCGCGCTGGCTTGAGATTTTCCGATCCGATGAGCCTGGAGTCGTGTTCAAAGCCAGTAAAAAGCGGCCGCACAAATCGCCGGGGGTGACGCATGGCGAAGAACGATAAGTCGCCTCACCTGGCTGTGCCGCCGTGGTGGCCGTTCCTGCGCCTGGCGCTGGTACTGCTTACCCTTGGCGCCGCTATGTGGGCGTGCGGGGCGCTGTTGCTGGCGGCGCAACGGTTCGCCGCTGCAATGGTTGTCGCGGCCGCACTCGGCGTGCTGGGGGCGCTCTATCCGACCGAACTAAAGGAGGCCGAACGGAAAGACGAATAGAATTAGTTGACACACGAATCATGTGTTTCTATATTGTGCCTGTCGGCGATTCTGCCGCACAGATACGGAGCTAGAGCCATGCTGAACAAAACTGCCCTTCGATCCACCGCTTATCTTGTCCGCGTCAAGGCCGCAATCATCGCTGCTGTGCGCTGCGCACATGCTCCCCATCGCTCGGCGCTGGGCATTGGCCATGACGCCGTGACGGACAGGAAAGGTCGCTTTTCCCTGCGCGTGGTATGGCGCCGGGGTCACGGCCTGGAGATTTTCGACCGCCAGGACCGTGACGTCACCGATGTCGTGTTGACCGCCCTGAAGGCGTTCCACATGACGGAAACGCGGGCAAGTGCTGCCTGATGAATCAACTTTCTATTGAGGAAACAACTGTGCAGGTTCAATTTCTATTGACGGTCTACCGACCGGAGCCGAACGAAAACGCGGCAGAGGTGCGCAAGGCGCTAGCGAAAGCTGGCATTGCCGCCGCTGTTGAGCGGGTCGACTTCGACGCCTTGTTGAGTGCAGCGCAAGCGGCGGCCGCGTCGCTACGCTGGCACCGTGAGCAAGGTCATTTCGCCGGAATGGATAGCGTATATCTGGAGAATCTGGAAACGGCGATAAAAGGCGCCGAAGGGGGCGCCCCGTGAGCCGTTCCGACCGTGAGGGCGCCGCCGTGGTCGCCGTGGTAGTGCTGGGGGCCGTCGCTGTCGCTGCTGTGCTGCTTGCCGTGGTAGGCCTCAACCTGCCGCATGTGGTCGCCGGATTCGCCCAAGGGCCGTAGTCGGCCACGGCCCGCTACCATGTGTTAGATTGCGCGAATTGATTGCACGGAGACCCTAAACAATGAAGATCAAGACCACGGTAACGACGAATCCGGATTTTGGCGGGCGTCTTTTTTTTGTCGAAGCGGGCCGCACATTTGAGCCGTCCGACTACGAAGACGCCTACGGGGTGACAGTGCCGGATACCGAAGCGGCTGCGGTCCAAGCTCAGGCCGCACAGCTTAAGCCTGGCGAATGGCTCCAGGTCGACCATAGCGAATAGTCCGCTTTACGGGCCCCACGGGAGCCCGCCCGCTTTGAACTCAACAGGAACCGCCCCAAAGTCGAAGAATGGTAGCTCAAGGGTTACCGTCTTCGACTTTTGCATTTGGGCGATGAACCGAGCGGCGCCGACAATGTGCAGGGCCCCGGTTTCGTAATTCTTCAGCTCCCCGCCCCACCGCTCGGCGGCGCCGTCGTCGAAGCGCACGCGAATATCACACGTCCCCATGCACCCGAACTGCCCACGCGGCACGCCCACGAAAGCCAGGGCCTTGCCGCTGGAGTCCTTGCCTACGGTCAACGTCAAGCGCTGCGCCCCCTCATAGGGCGACGGCAGGGTAACCACGTCACGCGACCATATGGTGGCGCTATAGGCTGTGCGGCCACTCATGCGGTCGGGCGCAGCCTGGAATATCCATGTGTCGGGCGACTCGTCGCGCAGGCTCAAGCCTTGATTGCCGCCTGGCCGCGTGTCCGTCGCATGGTCCGGCGGCGAGCTGGCGCAGCCGCTTAGCGCTGCCACCAGTCCCACCACGGCCAGGGAAACCCGCATAGTTCGCATTGATCCTTTCTCCCGTTCGGCGTGCTGTGCCGGCGACCATAGCCGCACCTGGCACAAAATGCCACGGCCGAACGCGGAACTGTGACGCGGGGCGGCCTAGTCGCGGGCGACCTGCTTCAGCCTGGCGGGCCTTGCTTGCTGCACACGTTCACGGAGTCGCTCTAGCTCCAGGTCCTGTTCTACCACAACAGCCCATAGCTCCCGAATGGCGGCGCGGCACTCGGCCAGTTCATCCCCAAGGCGTGCCGCTGTAGTGCGTCCAATTGCCTGACTCATCACTCACCCCTGCTGAGCACTGGTTATCCATACAGCATATTCAGGACCGCACGCGTCGGCCTGTCAAGCTCCAGGGCGCAGGGATGCCGGCCGCCATATGTGCACTGCACATGGCCGTGTTTCGCCGTGCCAGGTGCCCGCATCGCCGTGTTTCGTCGTGCCTGTTTAACTAGAACGTTTATTTAAACCGTATATCTATCACTACCGTTCGTCGGTTTATCGGCCCGTTTACAGGCGTCGATTAACTGTCCGTCTAAGTGACCGGGTCCCTCTAGGGCCTTTTTTAGGCTGGGCGGGGGCGCTGAGCCGCGATCACGCATTTTGTCGATTTTCCGCAACGCCACCTTTGGATTTCGGCGCGTACCCCGTCAAAAGGGCTGGACCCGGAAACCCGGATAATCTGCTCATTCTCTATTTGGACAAAAAATATTTTTCTCTCCTTTTCCGAATCACTATTTTTTCTGGGACTATCCGGGACAGACTTTTCAGGGAAAATAAAAAGTATAGAGAAATCAACGATTTGCGGAGTTGAGGAGGGGGAGGCACTTTGGCCGATTAAACGCAGGTAATTCCGCTGTCCCGGAAAAATGTGGAATTATCCGGGACAGCTCGGAGAAACCATCAAAATGTCACACGTTTCATGTGTCTATAAACACGATTCGTGTGTCATTTATGTACGGGGCATGGGTCAGTTTTCGACGACTTTTATGCTGCGTCATACACAGAGTCGTAAACGGCACAATAAACCGATCTTCTGCCCAGCATTTAGCGAGCAAAAATAAACCCGCCATGTAGGCGGGTTTCGGGGGTGAAAGGGGAGGCTACAAGTCGTCGTCGTCCTCATCATCGTCTTGCTCGCCTTCCATGTACTTGCGGATCTTCTCGGTGTCCGGGATCAAATCACCCTCGGCGTTTCTCCAGGTGAACTTCTCGGGGTTTCGCGAGTAGAAGCGATACCGCTCCTGCCCGATCCGGACGCGCCCGATTGGAATGAACCCGTGGTTCTCCAGGATGTAGTTGAGGGTCTTTGGTGCCGGCAGCTCGAAATCGTAGTCGTCGTTCATCGTTAGGCTTTCGAGCCGGGTGATGTTCAATAGGTCATCCGAGATGTCAGGGAATTCCTTCGACTCGATTATTTCGCGGATGCCTCGTAGTTCCTTCGGCTGGGACACCCGCACCATGTAGCGGAATGCCGGGGTAATGGGCGCATTGCCATCCGGGTGGAAATCGGGACTCTGCTCTAGCTGCAGCATCCACTGCCGAAGTGCCGGTGCTGACTCGTCCAACGCGGCGTACAGATCGTTGTAGTAGTCCGGGTTCTCCTCCATGAACTCCGCGAGCTTTTCGCGCTGCTGCCATTGGGAGAACAGGACGCAGTAGCGCCGTTCGTTGTCTTGCAGTGGCAGGGCCTTGCGGTAGTTACTGAAGAGTAGATAGGAGGTCGTGTTCTCGACGTTGTAAGGGTCGCGGCCCTTCGCGTGGATCTCGATCACCCGGTTCGTCACCAGCGGCTTGAACCTGTTCAATACGTCGTAGCGGTTGTGGCCGACCATGTGGACTTCTTCGAAAGCGAGCACGCATTGACCCTGGGCCCAGGCGGTGAAGCTGGACTCCAGGATGTGGGCGTTGGCCATCGTCACGTTGCCGATCCCCATGACGGCGCGGAGCAGGAAGGCGAAGAACGATTTACCGTCACCTGGGACTCCTTGCAGCAGGATCGCCCAGTTGACCCTTTTACCTGGGTTCTGCACGACGTACGACAGCCAGTCGAGCAGGATGCGCTGCTCCTTCGGGTCCTCCAACATGTGGGCAATGTGGGCTCGCACCCGCTTTATGTTGATCTTGTCGATGGGCCGGATGTTCTTCGGCTTCGGCGGGATGTGGTGCTCAGGGTAGGTGTTGGCCCATTGAGTGCCGTTGTAAATGAAGACCCCGTCTCGACCAGGTGCGTACATGCGCCCGTGCACAGTCGGGATTTTGTAGACGTTCAGCGCGAGGTGGCAGGCGGTACTGACTGGCGCCGACTTCCCATCCAGCACGTCCTTTTTGGTCATTGCGTGCCGGTCGTTGATCGCGTTGAAGCCTTGGGCTGAGACCGCATGCTTGTGGACGGTGTGGTAGAACCGGTCCTCGCTGGCGTCATAAACCCAGTCGCGGCACCACCGCGGTAGCTCCTTGGTATTGATCTCGTAGGCCAGAGATTTCTTCACTTCCGCCAGTGGGACCTTATTGCCCGTCAAAGCCACCAGTCGGTCTCTTGCGATCTCGGCGAGGCTAGCTCGGGAGAGGTGGTCGATCTCGGCCCGCCGGGTGATCTTCGCTGCTTCGTTCCATTCAGCTCGGTCTTTCGCCATCGCGAACTGGTTGCGGAGTTCGACGGCGGTTTCAATCGCCTTCGTCTCCGCAGCCTCCTTCGCGAGTTGCAGGATCAGTCGGGCAGTAACTGGGGCGCGACCCTTGTCGCTGATATCGAAGGTGTCCCACTTCCGGTTCAGCGCATCGGCGTCGTAGTTGTCTGCGGACTCCGACCACTCGTGCCACATCTCTCGGCCGATGTCCTCTCCATCGTACTGGTGGTAGAGCGCCATCCCGATCTGGAGCCAGGTGTCGTAGTCTTCTGCACCTGGAACGAGCATTAGGCGCTGCTGCAACTCGGCCTGCGACAGATTCACAGGTTGGGCGTCGGCTGCAAACGGATCGTCCTTGTCTATCGCTGCAGAGCCAGGCTGCCTGTTGATGCGAGAGCCGCGGACCAGCGTCCAGCCCCGTTTTTCTGCTTCTGATTCGAATAAACGAACAAGCCCCCCAAGCTTTTCCGGCTCAATCAGCGGGAGGTCGTCAGCTGACGTGTTGAGCGGGCTCTCCTCACTGGTCCAGCGGTACGGCCGGTGCGTTTCGGGGTGCTTGTGGAAGGCTACGAATTGCTGGCCATCGCCGAGAATCTCGATTCGGCAGCGCTCTTGCCACTCGTTGAGGTAAGTCTTCGAGGTGATTTTTCGGAAGGGCTCGTCTGTGCGGTAGAGCAAAAGGCGCTTGGGCGGCAACCCAATACGGACGGGGGCTCGTCCTAAATTCTCATGGCACCACTCTTCAAGCAGATCCGCCAACTCGTCATCGAGCACGTCGATGTCGACGGCTGGGGTATGCGCGGCGAGGATCCCCACGCCGTGGTTCTCCAGACCTGACTCCATCCAACGCGCCAACTGAGCTTGGCTCGCACGGGTTTTCTGCCAGTCGTCGAACCCCGGTGCCTTTTTGCCAGGGGCAATAGGGACGATGTTGTACCCGTGGTCGATCAGTGTCTTGCCGTGCTGCGCCAGGTAGCCGCCCTTTATCACCTGGGTGCGGTCTTTCGTGGCTCGGTCCATGCCCACCTCTACGCTTCAGCGGACTGAGGGGTTTCTGTCCATGCACTGCCGACCAAGGCCTTGAGCGCCAAATCGACTTTCAGGCTGAGGCGCCCCCTGGACATAGCGACGTGCAGGTGATTCGGGTGGCACCCGACGGCTTTGCTCAGCACAGGCAAGGAGCCGCTGGCGTTGTGGAAGAGGGCTGCTCTACGCAGGCGATAGATCAGGAGCATTCTGCGTCGCTCTTCGTCGCTGAGCGCGGGATCTGTCACCCAGGAAGGGAGATTCATGGTTACAACCTCTGGTAGAGTGGACAATCTCAAGTTGATAGCCTACAGTCGGCCCTGTTAGAGATCAATCGATAATGAGTGTTGACCAAAACAACTGTTTGTTGTTTTATCAATAGGCGATTGAGCATAACCCGCCAACACCTTTCGGCGGAAATTCAACCCCCTGGAGACATGCAATGAGTAGCGAAATGACCCTCAACCAATTCGGCGCTGAGCTGATTCGTCACCTGGCGCGCCTGGCCAACGCCGTGGAAGGCATCGAGTCGAAAGTCGGGTCCGCCGGCCGCAGCACCAAGCAGAAGGAGGAACCGTCCAAGCCGAAGCACGACAGAGCCGAGGTCGACAAGGCCCTGATCGCGCTGAAGGACGCTCATGGCAAGGACGAGGCCGTCGCGGTCTACAAGGGCTTCGGTTACGCGAAGATGGCCGAGATCGCCGAGAAAGATTTCGACGCTGTCTACGAGAAAGCGGTTGCTCGCCTGGAAGAGCTGAACAGCGCCGGCGGCGAAGGCGAAGATCTGTAGCCATGGCTGACCACGGCTTCGATCTCGCTGCCGTGCAGCGGAAGCTGGGAGGGCATAGCGTATTTGCCCCCTCGGCTTCCGCCATGTGGTTGCTGTGCTCAGGCTCGCTTATCCCAAATCTTCTTGCCGAAGATGAGGCGGGGGAGGACGCAGCCTACGGCACAGTGGCTCATGGGGTCGCCGAGAGGTGGCTGAAGACCGGCATCAAGCCGGTAGACCTTGTCGGGACCGTTGAACTGGTTGCCGAACACACCCAGACATTCGAGATCGAGATCGACCATTCGATGCTCGATTACGTGCAGCAGTACGTCGATTGGTGCACGGCGCTGCCGGGGGATCACTTTGTCGAGCAGCGCGTCGACTTCTCTCGCTTGACGCCGATCCCTGATCAAGGTGGGACCGCCGACCACATCGCCTGTCTCCCCGGCCTCCTGGTCATTACCGACCTCAAAATGGGGAAGGGCGTCCAAGTTTTTGCCAAACGGAATACTCAGGCGCTTCTGTATGCGCTCGGCTCGTTCTACCGCTGGGACTGGGAGTACGGGTTCCAGCGCGTGATTATCCGAATCGCGCAACCCCGTCTCGATCACTTCGACGAGTGGGAAGTAAGCCGCGATGAGCTGTTGGAGTTTGCCGAATACGCTAAAGAGCGAGCCCACGCCGCGTGGGCGCCGAATGCGCCGCGGACTCCCGGCGAGAAGCAGTGCCAGTGGTGTCGAGTGAAAGCTTCGTGCACAGCCTTCGCCGCTCACATGGAGTCGCTATTGGCAGGCGTGTTTGACGACCTGGACGACGCGTGCAGCGAAGAGCAGGTGTACCAGTTCATCGAGCGTTTGGAAGACGAGTTCGATGAATTCACGTTGGCTCCTGCGCCTCTGCAAACCCTGTCGACAAGCCAGAAAGCCAAGATCTACCGCTGGAGAAAGGCGGTGGAGAACTGGTTCAAAAGCCTCGAAGACGACCTTGAAAAGACCCTCCAGGCCGGGAATCCGGTCCCTGGTTACAAGGTCGTGGAGGGGCGGTCCAACCGATTCTTTAGAGATCCGTCCTCGGTCCCCGAGACGCTGGAGATGTTAACTGGCGTCCCTGCGGAAAAGTTCATTGCGACCTCGGTGCGGACCCCCGCACAGGTCGAAGAGATCCTGAAAAAAGAGGGCGGCTATCGGGCTGCCCAACTCCCCGAATTACTGGAGCGCGAGGTTCTCGGTGTAACGAAGCCTCGCGGTAAGCCGGTAATGGCCCCAGCGCACGACAAGCGCGCTGAGCTAACCCTGACGGTCGATGACGTTTTCGATGATCTCGAAGGCGAAGGCGACCTTTGACCCGTAAATCGAGTAAATCTGAAATAGGTGAATCGCATGGCTCGTGAAATCGTCAAAAAGGTAAAGAATGCCGTTCTGTACTCCGATGGTTGCATCCGTATCGATAACGTTCGGGCGTCGTATCCGCACTTGGATAAAGCTTGGGCGAAAAACGAGAGTGACCGGCCGAAGTTCAGCATCACCGGCCTGGCACCCAAGGAAACGCACGAAGAAGCCAAGAAGCTTCTGGTGGAAGAGATCAATAAGCTGCTGACCTCCAGCAAGATCGGCAAGCTGGCTTCCGAACACAAATTCGTTCGGAACGGCGACGACTCTGGCAAAGAAGAAGCGGAAGGCCACTGGATTATCAAGGCTTCGGAGAACCCGGATCGCCGCCCCTCCTGCAGGACGCCTCGCGGGACTGTGATGACTCCCGATGAAATCGCCGAGAAGATCTACCCCGGCTGCTGGGTGAATATCCTTGTGCGCCCCTGGGCCCAGAACAACCAACACGGCAAGAAAATCAACGCCAATCTGATCGCGGTCCAGTTCGTTCGCGACGGTGAACGGTTCGGCGAAGGTTCTATCGATGACGAGGATGTCTGGGACGAACTCGACGACGCTGAGGGTGATGGGTACGACTTCGGGGACGAGGGTGGCGACGACGATCTCTGAGCGTTAGCGCCAGTCCACCAGGCCGGCGCTCGCCGGCCTTTTCATCGGAGAATCGTATGAACAGACGTCCTCGTGCGGTCCTCGATATCGAGTGCTACCGCAACTATTTTCTCATCATGCTCCGCTGCATCGAGACTCGGAGAACCAAGGCTTTCGAACTCTACGATGATGTCGTCTGCCTGGATCGTAAGGCCATCATTTCGTTGTTGCGGAAATACACGGTTGTTACGTTCAATGGCCGCTCCTATGACATGCCGATGCTCTTCCTGGCCCTTCGGGGGGCCACTACGGAAGAGCTGAAGGACGCCAGCGATGCGATCATTCAGGGTAATCTCAAACCTTGGGAGTTCGAAGAACGGTATGGCGTGAAGATCCCGACCTTCGTCGATCACATCGACCTGATCGAAGTCGCCCCAGGTGTCGCAAGCTTGAAAATCTACGGCGGTCGACTTCATAGCCGACGCATGCAAGACCTACCTATCGAGCCCGATGCTTTGATTACCGCGGGACAGAGAAAGACCCTGGTCAACTACTGCGGGAACGACCTGGATACGACCATCGACCTCCACCAAAGCCTGATCAAGCAGCTCGACTTGAGGGAGTCGATGAGCGATGAGTACGGGATCGATCTACGCTCGAAATCGGACGCCCAGATCGCCGAAGCGGTGATTCGAAACTCAATACAGCGGCTTACTGGCGAAAAGGTCTATGCCCCTGATTTTCGCCCAGGCACCAAATTCAAATATCGCACCCCTGATTTCCTGTCGTTCCAGACTGAGACCATGCGCAGCACCCTCCGTATGGTGGAGTCGGCTACGTTCGTGGTCACTGGCAAGGGTGGGGTCGAAATGCCCAAGTCCCTTGACGATGCGGCCATTCGAATAGGGGCCGGGGTGTATCGGATGGGGATCGGTGGCCTCCATTCTTCAGAGTCGAAGGTGGCTCATGTTTCCGACGCAAACAGTGTACTAATCGACCGCGACGTCACCAGCTACTACCCGGCGATAATTCTCGGTTCACAGCTCACCCCGAAACATCTTGGTGCCCCGTTTCTGAAGGTATACCGCACGATCGTTAAGCGTCGCTTGGCTGCTAAGCGTGCTGGCGATACCGTCACGGCCAACTCGCTGAAGATCACCATCAATGGTTCCTTCGGTAAGTTCGGGAGTCGCTATTCCGCGCTGTGTTCTCACGACTTGATGATTCAAACGACTATAACTGGTCAACTGTCTTTGCTCATGCTCATCGAGAGCTTGGAGCTTTCGGGGATACCTGTCGTTTCAGCAAACACCGACGGCGTGGTTATCAAGTGCCCGCGAGAGAAGCTCGACTTGCTACGTCTCGTTGTCGGCCGTTGGGAGATGGCGACCGGTTTCGATACCGAGGAGACACGTTACATGGCGTTGTACTCCCGTGACGTGAATAACTACATAGCCTTGAAACAGAAGTGGGATGTTGAGCGAAAGTGTTGGGTCGAAGAGGTCGATGGAGTGAAGTTGAAGGGCGCCTATGCGCCACCTGGTCTGCAGAAGAATCCAACGGCACAAATCTCAGTTGACGCTGCTGTCGAGTACCTTCGTCGCGGCACCTCTCTGCAGGAGACCGTAACCGCCTGTGAGGATATTCGGAAGTTCGTCACGGTGCGGCAAGTCAATGGCGGTGCAATCCAAGGTTACTCAAAGTTCAACAACAAGGCATTGGTACCGGAGAAGCGCGCAGTAGTCGAGGAGGCAGGCTGGACGCAGATCAACAGGAAGTCGTGGCGATCCCCCGATGAATTTGACGCCAGGGGATCGTACTCGCTCGACGAAGCATACACCCAGGCAACCGAGATACGGGATGCCGTCTACCTGGGTAAGGCTGTGCGCTGGTACTACGCATTGGGTGAGACTCGCGACATTCGTTACAGGAAACAGAATGTCAGCGGAAATCACAACAAGGTGCCTCGTACTGAGGGGGCTCGCCCGTTGATGGAGCTTCCTGAAGAGTTCCCGGATGACGTTGACTACGGTTGGTATGTGCGGGAAGCGGTGAGCATCCTCAAAGACGTTGGTGTTGATTACATAGAGGGCGAAGACTTATGACCCGCGAAGTCGAAATCGAGCGACCAGCTAAAGAGTACGCGAAAAAGCGCGGGTGGTTTGTTGTGAAGCTCATGCGGTGCGACATCGACTCCATGCCGGATGATCTTTTTCACCGCCGTGGCATGACGATGTACATCGAGTTCAAGCGGCCAGGGGAGCCGCCCTCCAAGAAGCAGCGTATTCGACATCGAGAGCTGCGGGCCCATGGAATCCCGGTTCACGTTTGCGACAATTTGGACACAGCGTATGACCTCTTGGCATGAGTGGATACAAGCTGCTTTCGCCAACTGCGAACGGGGCCGGGACTCCCTGCACGACTACCAAGAGCACGCCGTCGAGTTCCTCAAGCTCAACCCCTTCAGCGCTTTGTTCATCGACCTGGGTCTCGGGAAGACGGTTATTTCGCTCACAACTGTGTTGGACCTTGTCTGCGCGCTTGAAACGGATTGCACCCTGGTCATTGGACCCTTGAGGGTCGTGAACGAGACTTGGCCCACTGAGATTGGGCTGTGGCGCCATACCTCCGCCTTGTCGATGCACCGTATTCGAGAAGAAACCTTGGTGGAACAAGTCAGGGCGGCTGGCGCGAAGGCCAGGGCGCTCATCAAGGAGCAAGGATCTTCTTCGGAAGAAGTCAGGGCATTCCTCTTTCGTCACCGCACCCTTGAACTGCGCCGAAGAGCGAAGAACTTAGGCTACAGCAGAGGCGACATCAGAAAGTACGCCCTGGCGCGGATCGGGGAGGCTATGCTCAAGCCGGTGTCAGAGCAAGAGAAGAAGCTTTTCGTCGTAGCAGCCCGCCAGAAAGCGGCAGCAGAGGCGGTACGGGAGCAGAAGCGCCTTAACCCGGCGAGCATCTACATCATCAACCGTGAACAGGTGGAGTTCCTGGTCAATGCTTGGGGCAAAGACTGGCCTTACGACACCGTAGTAGTGGACGAGTCGAGCAGCTTGAAGGATCACCGGACTAACCGCTGGAAGGCCCTACGTAAGGTTCGGCCGTTCATCAAGCGCATGCACCAACTGACGGCGACACCTGCCGCAGAGAGCTATCTACACCTATTCGGGCAAATTGGTTTGCTTGATCTCGGTGAGCGCCTCGGCAGAACTTACACCGAGTTCACCGAAAAGTACTTTAAACACAACAAGTACGACTACAGCTATAAGCTGCTCCCCGGCGCGGCCGAGGAGATCGCCAGGGCGATTTCCGATATCTGCTTAACCATGAAGGCCGAGGACTACCTATCGCTAGAAAAGCCAGTATTCGAAGTTCGCAGGATCGATCTGCCGGAAAATGCAGCTGCTGTCTATCGTTCAATGGAGCAGGACTCCATCGTGGAGCTGGAAGAGCGGGAGATCACGGCAGACACCGCCGCGGCTCTGTCCAGCAAGCTCCTGCAGATCGCATCGGGTGTACTGTACGAAACCTTCTTACTCGAAGACGCCGATACCCACGACTTCAACAAGGTCAAGCGTGTTCACCAGGTGCATGACAAGAAGGTCGAAGATCTGAAAGACCTGGTTGCAGAACTCGGCGAAGAGAGCGTTCTCGTGTCATACCACTTCAAGGCGTCACTTGACCGTCTGCGGAAAGCCTTCCCCCACGCCGTGGTCATGGATAAGGAAGGGGCGTGCGTGAAGAGGTGGAATGACGGCAAGATCAAAATGCTGTTGGTCCACCCGCAAAGCGCTGGGCATGGGCTTAACCTCCAGAGGGGAGGACGGCACATAGCTTTCTTCGACATCCCGTGGTCGCTCGAACTCTACCTTCAGTTGATCGGACGACTGGCGAGGCAGGGGCAGAAGTATGTCGTCTACGTGCACCATCTTGTAGCGAAAGGGACGCTAGACGAGGTGGTTATGCAGTGTTTGCTGGAAAAGCGCAACGGCCAGGAGGAGTTGTTCAAAATGCTCAAAGCCCTTCGGCGTCGGTCCAGAATCCACAAAAAGTTGTAAATTCCCCTTGTTATTGATCCCGCATGCCTTAGAATGCCAGAAAACCACCAACGAGGAGGTCGGTGTGGACACTACTTTCAGGGCACGTCTTGATCAGGCGTGCGACGACTCGCCGAGCGTCCCCGAGAAAGGTAAGGGGCGGCAGGTCGTGATCGCGAACGCGATCAATGTGACGCAGGAGGCCGTTCGCAAATGGTTTGCGGGCGAGTCGACGCCGCGGCCGAGCAAAATGCGTGAGCTGGCCAAGTTCCTTGAAGTCGATGAAGGCTGGCTGGCACTGGGGATCAAGCCGGAGCTTGACCGCAAAGAGAAGCGTCGCGCCGCGATGAACCGTGATGGCGCAGTCTACCTAGTGGCAGGCCTCATCCTCCTTGAGGGCGGAAGTTGCGCGTTCCCTGCGGAGAATGATAAACGCGGGTCCTGGGTCGACCTGTACTCGATCATCCGCGGGCAGCAGGTCGCGCTTCACATCAGCTTGGCGCGGGCAGTATCAGACAACTTATTTGAAGTTATCGTCCCTCGCCAGTATGACGATGTCACCTGCATAGCCGTTATCCCGATTGGCGTGGGTGAATTCAAGTTCATTCAACTGCCGGCAGAACAGATAGAGCAGCTTAAAACCAAGAAGGCGGGTGACTTCGCACTCACCATCGAGCGGGCCGGCACGAAGTTCCTTTCCAATGGCCATCCGTGGCCGCGATTCAAGACATTCGGAGAGATCCATGGCTAACACACTCGAAACCTCTGACCTGGAAACCCCTTGGGTGTTGCTGAAAGACGTTTGCCACTGCTACGGGGTGAACTTCGAAAGCGCGAAGAATAAAGTTGCTTTGGGGACCTTCGAAGTCCCCACTTACAAAGTAGGCCGGCAAATCGTTATCGCAAAAGAAGTTCATCGGGAGCACTTCCGCCGCAAAGCGGAGGAAGGTTTGCGGGCCTTAAAATCAACTTAGTGTTGTAACTGTAATCGAAAGTTGATTTTATCTGTTGGGATATCAGTCTGCTGCGAGGGTTTTAGAATGAGCATCGAAGAATACTTGAAGAGCTGCCTAGAGGACGGGCTGGACACGCATCGGTTGAGGGTCTCTCTCACCGTTGACGGCAAGGTCCAGTTCTATATCCATCCGGAGGGCGAAGAAGAGGAGGCCGTAGATTTCGAGGTCGACGGCAGCACGTTGATCCATGTGACGGATTAGCTCATGGGGCGAAAGCAAAAACCCGCTTACTCGGCGGGTTTTTTGTTTGACGATGACTCCAGCCCGGTACTTCGCTGGACTGCGCCGTAGCTCGATGAAGCAGGTTTATCAAGGACTTACGCGCGTCCATCATATGCCGGTGCTTTCTGAAACTTGACCCGGTTTTCCCTCGCGCCGCTCCTATCTGGCTCTTGGAATTCGGGTCGTTCCAAGGAGTCATCATGGCGAAGATCAAGCTCACCAAGACCGCCGTAGAGTCGGCGCAACCCCAGGCCAAGGACATCGAACTACGGGATACCGTGGTGCCGGGTTTCCTCTGCAAGATTACCCCGAAGGGCCGTCGGGTGTTCATGCTCCAGTACCGCACGAACTCCGGGCAGCCCCGCAAGCCCTCGCTGGGCCTGTTCGGGGAACTGACCGTGGAGCAGGCCCGCGTCATGGCGCAGGACTGGCTGGCCGAGGTTCGCCGAGGCGGCGACCCCGGCGGCGCCAAGGCCGAGGCGCGCAAGGCGCCCACGGTCGAAGCGCTGTGCAAGAAGTTCATGGAGGACTACTCCAAGAAGCGCAACAAGCCGAGCACGCAGCGCGGCTATCAGGCCGTCATCGACCGCTGCATCGTCCCGCTGATCGGCCGCAAGAAGGTGCAGGACGTGAAGCGGCCCGACATTGCCGGGCTGATGGAGAAACTGGCCTACAAGCCCGCCGAGGCGAACAACGCCTTCGGCGTGCTGCGCAAGATGTTCAACCTGGCCGAAGTGTGGGGCTACCGCCCGGACGGCACGAACCCGTGCCGCCACGTCCCGATGTACCCGCCCGGCGAGGAAACCCGGCTCATCGTGGACGACGAACTGGCGCTGATCTTCCGCCAGTTGGAGAAGCTGGAGGCGGAAGGACTGGAGAACTACGTCATCCCGCTGGCGATTCGCCTGCAATTCGAGTTCGCCGGCCGCCGCTCCGAAATCTGCATGCTTGAATGGGATTGGGTCGATCTGGAGAACCGGCGCGTGGTCTGGCCCGACAGCAAGACCGGCGGCCTCTCCAAGCCCATGAGCGCGGAAGCCTATCGACTGTTCTCGACGGCACCGCGCCGAGAAGGTTGCCCCTACGTCCTGCCTTCGCCCAACGACCCGACCAAGCACCTGACCTTTGGCGAGCACTATGGCGGATGGTGCCGGGTGCTCAAGGCAGCCGGCGTCCCACACGTCGGCACGCACGGCATCCGCCACCGCTCCACGACCGACATTGCCAATTCGGGAGTGCCGACCAAGGTAGGCATGAAGCTGACGGGCCACAAGACCGTGGCGATGTTCATGCACTACGTCCACACCGAGGACAAGCCGGTGCGGGATGCTGCCGAACTGGTGGCGAGTCGGCGGCAGGCCATCACGGGCGCGCGGCGCCCTGCGGAGGCCACGGCATGAGCAAGAGGACGCTTTCGGTGGCGCCCCCCGCTGCCTTGGCGGCCGACTATCCCCGTTCCGCAATTTCCGAGACAGTGTCTGGGAAATTCGGCCTCGCCGAGCTGGCCAAGGTCTTCACGCTGCCGTGGTCGGCCTATGCGCTGCTGATTTCGGTCAAGGATGCCCGCGGATCGGTGGCCGGCATCCCGTCCAGTCGGCTCCGATTGTCGTGCCGGCGTCACGACAATCGGGCGGGCCATCCCTTCTATCTAGGTGCTACACCGGAGACTGGAAAAGTATGCCCGTTTCGGGTATAG